GCGAACGTCCGGACCCACGCGGACATGTAGGGGGGGGGCGCCTTTTGCCTACATCCGCGCCACCCACATGTCTTCCAACTATAAGTACGCGTAACCATTAGGCAATGCTGTCAAAGGCTATTCTTGGCTAGTAGGTAGAGGTAGGCAAGCGAGCGTTAGCCCACTTTTCCCATCGGTTACATGTAGGCATACCCTCTGCCCTCTCTGTGCTTGACTTCCTAGATCGCCCAGGATTCAAGGGGCTTTCTGCTCTGCCTGCGCTGGCGCCTGGTCCGTAGGCGCAGGCTCCTGCACTGGCGAGACCACGGGCATCTGCGCGCCATTGCCCCCTGGCTGCGCCTGCTGCTGCAGCCCTAGCATTCCGCGCAGGACATTGGTCACTTCAGCAGTGATGCTGACTGCGAGCATCAGCGCCTGCACAAGCGGGATGTCCAGCGTTATGCCCTGGTCGCCATCCGATCCGTCCTGCTCGTTTTTGATTATGACCCGGACATGAGAATGATACTGCCCCACCGTGATTTTCATCGACTCTGCCTCCCTGGGTTAGCGACTGCCTCTGGCTTTACATTGCCCCTGCGCGACGTTGACCATTGCTGCGCGTTCGATGGCTGCCCCGTGGTAAGGGCGCAGCCCCTCCTGCGAAGCGCTCTGCGAGGCGCTGAGACGCAGCGCGATGTCAGGTGCCTGCGCGATGGCGCCTGACTGCAGGCTAGACCTGATGGCTGCGACGATGGCGAGCGCATCAGCGACCGAGCGGAAGACTCCGAACGATCCGCCGTGCGCCTGCAGCTCGCTTGCCCAGATGCGCTGCTCGGGGTCTAGGTCGCGACCGGGTAGCTTGCCCTCCAATCCGACGAGATGCCCCCAGGGTGCGAGCACTGCGAGAACGTCTGGCGCGCCGTTGCCTAACCCGTAGCGAACATGCGAGCCATGCAGGCGCGCGACTCCCGTATTGCATCGGAAGGCTAGGACGTCGCGCTGCAGGTTCAGCGTCGCGATAGCGGCAGAGACCATGGCTGCTTCGCTCATCGGGCCTTGCGCGCTTTCTCGCCTGCAGTGATTCGCAAGTGGCATGCCTCGCAGAGCGCGACCAGCTCGAACAGGAATTCATTCCCCCGATGCGCGTAGGTCAAGTGATGCACTTCGCGAGGCTCGACCATGCCGCAACCCTCGCAGCGTCCGCTGGCGCGCGCCATGACTCGCTTGCGAATCGATTGCCATTGGTCCGTTCGGAGATAGGCAGCGTAGAGATCTCGGCGCGCTTGGCGCTGCTCTTCGTCGCGCTGCTTCTCCTGCGCCTCGCGCTCTTTGCGCCTGGCGCGCTGCGCGATCCATTTTTCGGCTGCTAGAATATCGCCGGGGGTATCGCCATGCATATGACTATCGCCGTCGTCGCTGCGCTTATCGGAGCGCTGCTCTATCTCGTTACTGTCGTTCCGCCGAAGTTCGCCGAGCTGGGTCGCATTCTGTTTCTGTGCGGCGCGCTCGCTACGCTGCTCGCCATCGGGCAGCATCTGCCCTGACTGCTGCTGCTCCCAAAACCAGATCAGTCCCTCGCTGCTGGTCATCGGTCCCTCAGCAGTTCGTGACGAGCGATCGAGAAAAGGCAATCCACGACGCGCAGCACTGCGACCTGCCAGCTAACGCGCAGCTCGAAGGGCAATTCTTCCCAAGGGGGCATGCGCGTCTCTGCCTGCGCATCGGTTTTATTCCGATCGCTATGCTCGACGAATCCCGCGTAAGCCTGGCGCGCTAGGTCTTCGACTTTCATCGACAGACCTTGCGCGCTTCGCTTGCGAAGGCGCAGCTAGCGAAATGGGAGATGTAGCGCTCGCCTTCGGGTATCCGCGCAGGCATCGTTACGATCGCAAATAGACCTTCGTCGCCATCGACCAGGCGAACGTTACCCAGGTCGACCGGGTCGCGATTGATGGGCATGCGCTTTCCTGTCGGGGTATGCGCCCAGATGATCGGGTCTCCGCAGTAGCGACAGACGTCGTACGGATAATCAGAGTCGCTTTCGAGAATCATGCTGCCCCCCTCAGTCCCTGAACGCGGTAGACGTCCCGCTGAAATTGACTTCGACGGTTCCGACCGGACCGTTGCGCTGCTTCGCGATGATCAGTTCTGCGCGATGTCGGTTCTCTTCGGTTGCCTTGTACGCCGCTTCGCGAAAGACGAAGACGACATCATCTGCGTCTTGCTCGATGGCGCCTGACTCGCGAAGGTCGGAGAGTCTAGGGCGCTTGTCTTCGTTGCGCTCGCAGTCGCGATTCAGTTGCGAGAGCAGCAGCACGGCGCAGTCCATCTCTTTCGCAAGGCGCTTCGCCCCTGCCGTGACTTCAGCGACTTCGCGCTCTCGCGTATGGGAGCGCCCGGGTCCGCTCATCAGCTGCAGGTAGTCGACGACAATCAACGCGAGGGGCTGCCCTGCCTTCGCGCGAACGAGGCGCGCCTTCGCGCGAAGCTGCTGCAGCGTCAGCGCGGCAGTGTCGTCGATGAAGATGGGCAGCGAGCGAAGATCATCGAGCGCTGCGAAGACGCTTGCGCGCTCGTCTCCGCGAAGCTTGCCATGCAGAGCAGCGAAGACGCTTGCGCCTGAACGGCAGCAAGCCATGCGCAGCCCGATTTGCTTACGGGGCATCTCGAGAGAAAAAAGCGCGACGGCTAATCCCTGCGCTGCGAGCGCATCGACGGCGCCTGTCGCTAGCGAAGTCTTTCCCATCCCAGGGCGACCAGCGATGACCGTCAACCTGCCGCGCCCTAGTCCGCCTAGCTTTTCATCGAGCGCATGCAGCCCGGTCGTTAGCTCGACGTCGCTGCGTTGCTCTGCTGCGAGCAGCGCGCCGCATGCTTCGTTGGCAATGTCGAACATGGGAGCGATCGCGCTCTTCGCCTGCGTATCGCTCGCTAGCGCGAAGATGCGCGATTCTGCATCGTCGAGAAAAGCGTCGACGCTGTCGCCTCGAACGCCGTAACCCTCGGCTGCGATCGTCTGCGATGTCGCGATGAGCTGGCGCAGCCGATAGAACTGCGAGACTCGCTCTGCATGCTGGTCGAGATTCCCGACCGAAGGGACGCATTCGATAAGACTCGCGAGGTACGCTGCGCCGCCGCATTGCGCGATCCGCCCTTCGTCGCGCAGGTAGCCTGCGACGCTGACCATATCCGGAACCTCGCAGCGCATCGAGAGCGCGATCATGCCCTCGAAGATTCTGCGATTGGCTTCCGAGTAGAAATGCTCTGGGCGCAGATGCTCGCTGATGAGCGCGAGGGATTCCTGCGAGAGAAAGCAGGCGGAGAGAATCAGCGCTTCTGCTTCGAGATCATGCGGCGCGACCCGGTCGATCATTTGCCCCCCTTGGCTTTCGCTTCGATGGCTTCCCGCTCTGCCTTCGCGCGCGCTGCTCGAGCTAGGCGCTCCTGACTTGCTCTGCGCGTTGCCTCCATCTCGCTCGGATCATCGGGCAGCGGCGGAGCGTATGCGCCGCTGCGATGCGTATCGTCTGCGCCGTTCGACTCGCGAGGCTTGCGAGCGTTGCGGATGAAACCATCAAGTCGACTTTGCAGCGCCTGCGCATTCAGCCCTAGGCCGATATGCTTCGTCGCGCATTCGTCGATTGCGCGCAGCATCCATTCGATCCTGGGACCCCCCGTGATCGTCCGCTCTGCATGCGCTCGCCCGATCGCAGCAGCGTCGAGCGAGCCGAACAATTCATGCCGTCGAATCTCGGTCGCGATGCGCGTCGCAACGTCGAGCGTCGCGGGGTCCGCCCCCTTGGATCCCCCCAGATCAAACCCAGAGAGAAGCCCTGCCGACGCGCGCGCGCCCCCGCGTAGACCGTTATTAATGCCATTACACTGCAGGTCTGTAATGGGAGAAGTAACGGCATTACTCTGTCTGTCTCGCCATCGCCTGACCCGCTCTCGATTCGCTGCCCGTTCCGCCTTTATCTGCTCGGAAGAAGTCTGATAGTCGGAGTAGTCGTGAATCAGGTAACCGTCTTCGGTCGCGACCCATAGCCCTGCGCGAACTAGTTCGCTGATGGCGATGCCCAGGTTGCGCTTAGTCTGCAGGAAACGTGCGGCTGCTTTGCGGCTGACATGACCGTCAGTGGTATGTCGCGCGCTCCATGTCAGTCCCTGAACCCAGAGAAGGCGAGCTGCATCGCCAACGTTTAGGAACTTCGGATGGTCGTACCATCCGTCGTCGAGACGGACCCAGGTCATACGTCCCCCTTGGATTCGTCAGCGGTAAACATCGAGCGCGCCCCCTATCGGCCATAGCGTCAGCTGCTTCGCGAGCTTGCCGATCGGAGTGTTGATCGTCAGCGAGTGAAGAAACCCGCGCGCCTTATGCTCTTCGCATATCGGAATATAAAGCGGATCGGTTACCTTGAATTCGCGGCGCAATAGACCCCGCGCCTTCTTAGGGCTTACGCCCATCGCTTCGGCCGCAGCGTTGATCGAGCAATTCAATTGCCGGCGCAGGTAGTCGCTATCCGCAATGCGACCTGCATGCGCAGGGTGCATCGCGAGACAGCGCTGGATATCTTCGATGCCCTTGGCGATATGGATTAGCCCTTGTTGCGGCTGCTGCTGGCGTCCGAAAAACAAATCGTCGAGCACCTGCGCTGCGTCGATTTGCCAGCGGACCAGCTTCGGGCGAAGCGATGCATTCCCGACTTTGCGCGGGTTGATCGTGGCGAGCCACATGCCGAGGCATTTGATATCGAGGCATAGGGCATCGTACTTTTTGCCGTCCGGACCAGTTGCAACGATCATCGTTGTGACTGCCCAGGGCTGCGCTTTAAGCTTCGTTGCTTGCGCCTGCGATGCGATATCCAAAACCTCGCACACTCGCCGAATGACGACGAACGCCCGATCGCCCTTGCGCACTACTTCGATTTCATCGCCATCGAAGGCGACCTTGATGATTGCACTAGACTCCGCTCGTTCGATCATAGCCCCCCCACATTGAAAAGCGGACAGTCCCCGATGATGCGCGCGCGCGCGATGGCTGCGTAAGCTTCGCTTAGCTCGAACCCTACGAAGCGAAATCCCTCTGCGCTGCAGGCGACCCCGGTCGACCCGCTGCCTGCGAAGGGGTCGAGCACTATGCCGCCGGGCAGTGTTATTAAGCGCACTAGCCAGCGCATCAGATCGGTACTCTTGACCGTTGGATGATCGTTGCGCCTCTTGCTACCTCGCCCTGCGCCTGCGCGCGGTGACTCGAGACCCTTCGATCCGTCGATGCGTCCGGTCATTTCGCCCGGGGTTTTGACGGGCAGATATTCGCAGCCCTTCTCTCGGTCTTCTCTCGTCGCCTTCGCGGTGTAGAAGAATGGCGCGAAGCTAGTGAAGTAGCGCGACGCTCCGCCGCTGTCCCCAAAATGCTGTGACGTATCGATTCCCTGTCGATCGAACGACGCTACGCTAGGCGTTCGCGTTCGCGGATTCACGCCATTTCCGCCGCTAGTTCGCTCCCCGCTCTGCTCGTCCAGCATCCGCACTGGGCAGCCTTCGACGCATTGCCATGCATCGACAGTCTCGAACCCATCTGCATCAGAGTGATGAACGGGCGAAGTCGTCTCCCCGGTAAAGAGCGACGGAGAGCGATTGTCGTTCCATGCAGGCGCAGCCTTCACTCGCTTGCTACCGATCCGCTCGCAGCCTTCAGCGTGCGAGAGCAGGAGATGCGACGGCCATCGCCCTGCAGTGTTGACGTCGCTCGCCCCGCTTAGGTCGGAGTGATTCGCCCAGCTATTGTCCATCGTTCCGCCGCGCGCCTTGATGGCAGAGACCATCCCTTGATGCGCTGCGAGATCATCGGGCGAAGCATGCTCGACTCTGCATGCGTCGATATTGAGCGCGCCTGTCCCATGCCCGAGCACGCTACGAACGATGCTGCCCTTGATGGGTTTCCGAACTAGCCACCAGTCTTCGACTGCAGGCTTTAGCGCCGTCCCCCATCCGTCCCAGCGTTGCGCATGGCCATAGCCTGCGAGTCGATCGATACCCTTGCCAATGTCGAGCGACTTTGGAAACCCCGACCCGAAGATATGAGCGAGCCTATCCCTGATTTCGAACCCTGCATTTTCAAGCGCGGTCGCAGTCCAGTGCGACGTACGGGGCAGCGCCCAGACAAGCGCATGCGCGCCAGGCTTCAGCACGCGCAGCGCTTCGCGCATCCGTTCTTCGAGCCATGCGATCCATTGGTCGCGCCCCCCCTTGTCATGGTCCCAGGTCTTGCCCATGAAGGCGATCCCTGCAGGCGGGTCCGTTACCATCGCATCGATCGATGCATCGGGCAGAGAGCGAAGCAGGTCGAGACAGTCTCCTGCTTCGACATGCCATCGCTTATCACCCGAGAGAATTTCAGCGAGCGTCATCGCTACTGCTCCCTTCTCTCGCTGCTTAGTTGGCGCTGTCCGTCTCTCTGCCTGACTTGCGATAACCGATGCGCAGATAAAGATCGCGAGGGGGCGGACCTTCGGGCGCCTGCTCCCATGCGACTGCTGGGACCTTCCCCGCTGTCGCGTTCTCTATCGCGCCCTGCGAGTAGACCGGCCTGCGCGATCCGATGCAGGCGTGTCGCAGGCGCGCTCGCCCGAGAAGACGCAGCATCATCTGCTTCTGTTCGTCGCTCTCTGCGACGAACGCCGTTAGCGCGTCTGCTGCCTTCGTTCGCTTCGAGCAGACCTGAACTGCAGCGCCGTTCGTTCGTCGCTTCGACGGCTGACTCTTCTTCGTTCGCCCCTTACGCTTCCCCTTGCGCATTCCTCCGCTATACGCCGGCTGACTGCGCGTAGTCAAGTGCCGCCGCGAAGTCAAAGCATACCTTGATGGGCAGCACAAGGGACCCGGGGCAGTCCCTCAGTCTCCACAATTTATCCCCTTGCAAGGCAAGTAGTCAGCGGACTACAGTCGCCATCACAGATGCCAACTACAGATTCAATCGCAGACAGAGCATGGCTCGCTTATCAATGTCTCCCCCGAGACAAAGCGGGAAATCTGCCCAGCGTTAGGACACTCGAAGACGCATACGATCTTTCTCGCTCGATGCTCTCGCGCCTGTTTAGTGGAGAGCGAACGAAGCTGCAGCCTGCGACTTGGCCTAAAGTCGCGCGCGCTCTGCACGCGCCTAGCATTTGGCTGATGCAGGGCGAAGGCAAGGGGCCAACGATTGTTGGCGCGCTACCTCCGCCGCGCCCAGGAATGAAGCAGCTGGTCCATGGCGATCATCCTGACTGGTACGAAGCAGCGAAGAACGGCGCAGCGCTAAATCTCGTCCAGCCCGAAGCTTATCTAGCAGGCGCTGACCTTCCTATGTTCCGTCAGATTGAAGTGATGACCCCCGAGCTAGCAACCTGGATCGCTGGCTATGCATGGGAGACTTCGACCCGTCAGCAGCAGGCGCGCTACTCGACGCAGTATGCGCGGCAAACTTTCCCAGGGCATACGCGAAAGACACTACCGCTGCGCATGCAGCGCTGACGATCAAAGGAAGGGAAAGGGGCAGGGCTAGTGGTCTGGAAAAAGCGACTCAGCGAAGAAGATTCTGCAGCGCTGCAGGCGGAGATGCAGGCTGCGTTAGATGCGGCGAAGGCCAGCGGCATTCGCTTTCCAACGAAGCGCCTGCACGAATTGACCGGCATCAATAAAACCTACTTATGGAAGCTGACAAACGGGCAAGGGCATACGACCCTGCCGATGTCGAACAAGATTCGCGACGGACTGCGCGCGCTTCTGAAGGCGCCTGCGCCGCAACCTGAAAAGGTTCGAACGCATGGCATGCGCGACCCTAAGACAGAGCGTCGCTCGCCTTCGCGCGTCCAGCTGAATGAGAGCCTGCGAACCTCGCAGGCGCCTACGCGCGCGCGCTTGATCGCGTTCATGCAGGCGCAGCACTTGGGGCGCGCTGCGATCGCAGAGCGCTCGAAGGTCTGTCATGAGTCATCGCTAGGGTACTTCCTAGGGGGCGCGTTCATGCGCCCAAAGAACTATGCGAAGCTGGTCGCCTGGCTCGATGGGCAGGGCGCTCCGCCTGCGCCCCCTGCCGCTGCGCCCGCTGCTGCGCCGCAAGAGAAGAAGATTACTAGGCCCCTGCGATCGGCGACGAACGAAGCGCTGCGCGCAGCGCAGGCGCCCATGCGCGAACGGCTGCGCGATCATCTGACGGCGCATAACCTCGCAGCGAGCGCATTCGCCAGGCGCGCAGGGGTTACTGAGAGCGTCGTTAGGTCGTTCCTAAATGGGAAGTATCTTAAGAAGCAAGTCCACGTAGCGAAGGTTCGCGTAGCGCTCGACAGGGAAGCGAACGGCGCGACGTCGATCGTCCGTCAACCTTCGCTCCCCTTCCCAGAGACGGGTAGTGTCATCGCAGTAGCAGCTCGAATGCATAGCCTGCGCATCGAGCGATCGCCGATCGAAGTAAGGCAGGAGGGGGAGGGCAGCGCGCGCACGATCGCGCTCTCGGTCTTAAATAAGCTAAGCATTGAAGCAGTCGAGGCATTGATCAAAATCGCAAAATCATCAGACGAAGGGGAGTAAGGGCCATGATCGAACGAAAGCAAACAGCTGCCATGACCGAAGCGGAGGCGAATGATCTGCGCGTAGCGGTCAAGAAAGCGAAAGAGGCGTCGACGCGCAGCAGTCTCGCGCTCGCAGAGCTGCTCTTTAAAGTCTGCTATGGCAGCGTACGCAAGGGGGGAGCGGACATCGATCTAGCGCTCGCCTGGGGGCATGACGACTTCGACGAATTCGCAGAGCATGAACTAGAGATCCATCAAACAACGGCGCGCAGCCTGGTCGTTCTCTGGGAAGAACTATTCGAGCGTCGACGCTACTCGATCGACAATCTGCCGCATTCGATGACGAAGCTGCGCCAGCTGGCGAAGGTATCGAAGAAGGCAGGGACGGACGGGCGCACGATGAACGGATGGGTAGCGAAGGCGCGCGAGATGAGCTGCTGCGAATTCGAGGCAGCCGTCGATGATGCCTTCGGCGAGAGCAAAAAATATCGGCCGCTCGGGTTTCGCGTAAAGCTCTCGAAATTCCCTGCATTCATGAAGCGGGTCAAGAGCGCGCGCGACTCATTCGGCGTGCAGTCGAACGGCGAAGCGCTCTCGATGATCGTCGATGAGTGGTACGAGCAGCATCAGAAGGAAGACCGGACCCGTAAGAAATCGGCCTAAGGTCGATCGGCAAATCCCCGATCGGAAACGCGCAGGGCGGAAAGATCTCCGCTGCTGCGCGTTTTTTTTCGTAACGCGTTCGTTTCGGGCTGGCCATCGATCGACTTTTGCCCGATCGTTGCGCCGATAAATGCGAGCTAGCCGCGAACGAATCGCGACGGCGCTGCAGACGGGGGGCGCTATCGATCTTGAAGCCATTGCGCAGGATATCTACGCGCGCGCCCAGCTGCGCTCCTACGATGATCCCAGCCATATCGTGCTAGCGCTCGACTACGAGCTGCATCGTCCGACGCAGGCGCCCTACCGCGCATGCGTCGACGGGCGCCTGATGATCGTTCGATGGGACCCGGACGAATGGAAGCTGAATACGTTCATCGGTCTGGCGATCGCAGCGTTCGGAGAAGCGGGCATCAGCGCGACCGATGATGATGTCTTCCGTCTCGCGCGCGCTCTCGCAGTGCGACCGGGTCGCCCCTTGCCATCGCTGCCCGATTGGTTTGTGCGCGCGCATCGGCGGAGTCTCGGATTCTCCACAGGGTCAGGGGTTTTCCTGGCGCTCTCGCGCGCGATGCCCTGATATAGCCTGTCCTATCTGACTGCGCGGAGGCACTTGACTACGCGGCGTCACGCGCAGTAAGGTGCGACGCATGGGGCAGGGCGATCCGATCGATCGTGATTTGGGTAACCGCGACGCAGTCGAAGCGTCGCTGCTGCCCGTCGCAGATGATCTCGATAGACGCGCAGCGGAGGTAGAAGAAGCGATCGCGCTGACGAAGCGCGCAGCCTTCGCTGCGAAAGAGGCGAAGTCCTACGAGACGGCAGCCCTGCTCTTCGAGCAATGCGCCTGCGCCTACGTCAAGGCGTTCGGTCCGTCGCATCATCGGGCGCTCGACTTCGCCTGTCGCGCATCCGCCTGCAGCTCGCTCGCAGCCATTCAACGAAGGGGGAAGAAATGACGTTTGCTTCGCTGCACATGTCCGTCCGGGCGCTCTTGAATGGTACGGCGCATCGGTCGTTCGTCGTCTCTGTCCGCTCGGAAGAGCATCATCCGCAGAGGATCGACGTAGGCTACGACGTCTGCATCTATCGCATGCAGGGCGAGCCTCTGCATTTTCACTCGATGGAACCTAAGCGCCTGCTCTCGTTCGTTCGTCGCGCCGTCGACAGCGGCGATATCGACGGCGATCGTTGCCCTGACTTCGGAAATCCCCCCGAGCTGCTGCGCGCGATTGGCTCCGCTCCTTTCCTGCGACGGGTCAAGTGATGATCCGACAGCCTACGACGCTCCGTCAGCCTCCGATGCTGCGCGCGAGTGGCATGCCGCTAGCGTTCAAATGCCCCGGGTCGCTCGTCCCTCCGTCGATACCGATCGCAGAAGATGGCTACGAGGCAGCGGTAGGGACGGCCGTCCATGCGGTGTTGCGCTCGCTCGCAGAAAAGGGGGACGTCGAATGGCATCGCATCCCTGACGTAGCAGCAGCGCATGGCGTCGAAGCGGACGATGTCTTGATGCTCGTCAGAATGGCGCGCGTTCTCTGGCCTAGCTTGGCTGAGAGCTTCGCGAACGCGCAGACGGAAGTCCCGCTCATCGTAGACCTGGGCGATGGGGTAACGCTCTCCGGTCATGCAGACCTATTGTCGCTGCACGATACGATCGCGAGGGGGGCAGACTGGAAAACCGGGCGCAGCGATGGCGACTACGGCGCGCAGATGCGCGCTTATGCAGCGCTCATCATGCTGGAAAATCCCCAGCTCGTAGAGGTTACCTTTACCGTCGTCTGGATTCGCGAAGGCGAAATCGAAAACTATACGATGGACAGTACGGGGCTTAGCGCCTGGCTAACCGAGCTGCGTTCGAGAGTCATCGCATGGGATGGCGTCTACCATCCTGGTAAGCACTGCAGGTATTGCCCCCGGTCGCACGAATGCGACGCGCGCAACGCTCTCGTTCGAGCCGACATCGCAGCGCTACGAGACAAGGGCCTAGCCGATCGCATGGATTCGACGCTCTCTCTCATGCGTCCAGAGCAAATCATCGAGCTGCATCGACAGGCAGAATCGGTGCTCGACAATGCGACCAGGGTACGGGCAGCCATCAAGGCGCATGTGATAGCCAGGGGCGACATTCTAGGGAGCGGGACCAGGCTAACGATTACGACGCAGCAGCGGCGAGAGCTTCTCCCCGAGAAAGCATGGCCCCTGCTCGAAGATGCAGGGTTTGAATCAGCCGACTTCGTCGCCTGCATCGACCTTCATATCTCGCGAGTCGAGAAGACCATCGCAACGAAAGCGGGCAGAGGTAAGGGCGCTAGTGCAGTGCGCGCGCTTACGTCGCAGCTCGAAGCAGCAGGCGCAATCAACGTAAAGGAGCAGCATACGCTGACAGTTCGTCGCACCTAAGAGACTTCGCAGGGGAGTTTACCCGATGCTTTTTGATTTGGTGGGGTATCGGGGTTTGGCCCCTGAGTAGCTGCGCAGCGGTCGCTCGCAGGCGGAGAAAATAAAGCGACCGCAGTCCTGCTGCCTTCTTTCCTGGGCGCTTTTAGCGGGTCGCGCCGTACCAGTGCAGGCAAAAACGGCGCACTTTCTCTAACCGATAGTGGGGTAATCCAATGGATGAAATCCTCGATAGTGAGGACAGGGCGATCGTGCGCGTCGAGCAGACGGCGATCGGTGCAATCGTTCGGAGCGAAGTCGAAGCGCAGCTAGACGCAGCGCACAAATATAAGCGCTCGCTCTCGCGCTTCTTACATGAAGCAGAGACACTCGCGACCCTGACGCAGGAGGTAGCAGAGAGCTGCATCTATTCTATCCCTCGCGATGGGAAGATGATCTCTGGTCCATCTGTGCGCCTCGCAGAGATCTGCGCCAGCGCCTACGGCAATCTGCATTTTGGGGGGCGCGTTATCGATGATGATGGAAAGGAAATCATTGCGCAGGGCGGAGCATGGGACCTAGAGAAGAACCTACGCGTTACCGTCGAGACCCGTAGGCGCATTACGAAGAAGAACGGATCGCGATTCTCCGACGATATGGTTACGGTAACGGGCAACGCAGCGGTTTCGATCGCGATGCGCAACGCGGTTATGCGCGTCATCCCTCGCAGCTACATCGACAGCGTCTATCAAAAGGTTCGGACGGTCGCAGTAGGCGAAGCGAAGACGCTCGTTACCAGGCGCAGCGAAATCCTGTCGAGGCTGAATAAGATCGGAGTCTCGACAGAGAGAGTGCTGCTGCGCCTCGATAAGAAGGGACCCGATGATATCGGGCTAGAAGATCTCGAGATGCTCATCGGGCTAGGGACTTCGATCAAAGATGGGACGATGCCCATTGACGAAGCTTTCCCTGCGCCTGCTCCGCCTGCGCCAGCAGCAGCAGCCGACGATGGTAAGCGCATCAGCATCAAGGGTCAGTGATGGATTGCGGCGATTGGTTTCTACTCTGCCTATCGGTCGCTGCCATTCTCATCATGGGCATTGCGGTAGGCATCATGCTCGATAGGAATTTCTAAGGGGGGAAGGGATGGGATGCGCCATGGCTACGACGAAGGCGAACGGAGCGACCCCGATGAAAGGAGCGCAGCGGCAGACGCAGACCAGGGTCGATACGATCCTTGTCTCGCAGCAGCTTATCGCGTCATGGCGCATCCCTCCTTTTCAGCGACCCATCAGGGTCAACGCGAAAGTGTTGGAACTGGTCGAAGCATTCAAAGTAGACGGCGGAGTTTTCCCAGGGATCCTAACCGTTGGGATCCTGGGGGGCGAAACCTTCATCGTCGACGGGCAGCATCGAGTCGAAGCATTCAAGCTATCGGAGATAGCGGAGGGGTATAGCGACGTCCGCTATCGCTACTATGAATCGATGGCAGAGATGGCAGAAGACTTCGTGCGCCTGAATTCGCAGCTCGTAAAGATGCGCCCAGACGATATTCTGCGCGGGCTAGAGGCGACCAGCGGACCCCTTCAGATCATCCGAGAGCGCTGCGCCTTCGTCGGCTATGACCAGATTCGTAGGGGCAGAGGGTCGACCGCTATCGTCTCTGCGTCGATGCTGCTGCGCAGCTGGATCGGATCGATACGCGCGACTCCGCAGACGATGACCTGCAGCGTCGTCGATTTGCTTCGGGGTCTTACCTCCGAAGAAGCGGGCTACTGCGTCGAATTTCTGCAGCTCGCAGAGAAAGCATGGGGGCGAGACCCCGAGTATGGGCGACTCTGGGGGCTGCTGAACCTAACGATTTGCGCCTGGCTCTATCGGCGCACAGTCATGGCTACCTATTCAGCGAAGACCCCGAAGCTCTCGAAGGATATTTTTCGCAAGTGTTTGATCGGGCTGTCGGCTGACGCGAACTATACCGAATGGCTCGTAGGGCGGAACATGTCCGATCGCGATCGGTCGCCTTGCTACGGTAAGATCAAATCGATTTTTGCGCGCTCGCTCGAACGCGAACTAGGGAAGAAAATCTACATGCCGAAACCCGAATGGGCGACGGCCAAATAAGGGGGCTGCGATGCAATGGATCCATAATGATGAGCACTCACTAGTCGAAGGCCCGAAGGGGGTCATCATTGCGACCGTACATTTTCCCGTCTACGGCGCGCTGATAAGCGCTGCGCCTGCGATGCTCGAAGCGCTAGAGCTAGCGCGCCTGCACTTCGATGAACTGCAGCAGATGCGCGACGGTCCCCCGAGAGCTTCGACCGTCTACGTCGTAGCCCAGGTCGATGCAGCGATCGCGCTCGCCAGGGCGCAAGCGGGTAGCCCTGACCTGGGCGACGAAGATAGGGAGCGCGGTCCCGATATGGGCGATGAAGACCGAGAGAGGGGCCCAGACATGGGGGACGAAGACCCGGAACCTGACCCGCTGATGGGCAAATAGGGGGGGCTGAGACCCCGGTTTATATCTTTCTAGGGGGTATGGGTCATGACGCATATTGAATTTATCGCATCGGTGCTACTCCTTAAGGAGGACCGATGCGAAAAACCGAAGCAAAAACCAACCAAAAAACCCATACCCCTACCCCCAAAATCCTCCGTACCCTTGGCTATGCCCGAGTCTCGTCGCGCGAACAGGCGCTTGGAACGTCACTCGATGACCAGAAAAACCGGCTAGAGAACGAAGCGAAGAAGCGCGGACTGCGCAAGATCGATCGCTGCTTCGACGAAGCAGAGAGCGCCATCTATGAAAAGATAGAGCGTCGAGAGCAGATGCTGCAGCTGATGGCTACGGCGCAGCCTGGCGATCTAGTGCTCTGCGATAAGGTCGATCGCTGGTCGCGCGACCCCGAAGTTACCTACCGGACCATGCGCCAGCTGAACGAGCGAGGCGTTAAGATCTACTTCGTCGACGAAGGCATCGACCCTTCGACCCCCGAAGGGGACAGCATGCTTAACATGCGCGTGCTGATGGCGAAAGAAGAGCATAAGCGCCTGCGCCTGCGAACCCAGGGGACGAGAGCGCTGCTCCGAAATCAGGGTCTCTACGTCGAAGGGTCGATCCCTATCGGGCTGCAGCGCCCGGACCATCCGAAGGATCGGATCGACGCTAACATTCTCATCCCTTCGCCTGATGCCCCCATCATCATCGACTTCTTCAAGCGCGCTGCGAAGGGCTGGACGATCGCGCAGCTCGTTACCTACGCGCAGGAGAAGTACCCAGGCAGACGATGGGCAGAGAATAAGATCCATCCCCTTTTGCGCAATCGCGTCTACATGGGGGAGATCAAGTCGACCGATGGGACATGGATCAAGGGACGCCATGCGCCGCTAGTCTCGCCCGAGCTATTCGCGCAAGTGCAGCAGGGTTTCGCAGAGCGACGGACCCGGGGTAATAAGCCGCTGTCAGAGTCTCGAACGAATGAATGGCTGCTGCGCGCCTTCGCGCGCTGCCTGCAGTGCGGTCGCAGGATGGGCGCAGTCTACGGATACGGCGCTAGGGGCCCTGGGATCCAGAATGACTATTACGCCTGTCATGGCAAGTGCAGCGCTAGGCATGTCCGGGTAGACGCAGCAGACGCTGACGTCGGAGCGCAGGCGCTCGCCAGGCTGGTCGAGCTGCGCAAAGAACTAGCAGCCCCTCCCAAGAAAGAGAGCAAGGCGGAGGGACCAGCCGTCGACTTCGCGCAGGCGCGCGCAGCGCTGACGAAGAAGCGCGACACGCTGAACGACATGCGGATCGAAGGCAACGTTACGCTCGAAGACTATCATGGGCGCATGGGCAAGCTTGACGCGCAGCGTGCGAAGCTCGATGCAGCAGAGCGAGCGGCTGGGCTAGCGAAGCGTAGCCCCCTGCAGGACGAGAAGCGCAGGCGCGCAGCCCTAGAGCGGATCGCAGAGATAGAGAAGCGATGGGCGAGTAGGACCGTAGCGCAGCGTAGGGCGATCCTTCATTCCCTCGCGACGTCCGTACGCATCGAGCGCGATAAGCGCTCCGTCGTAGCCTGGCGAACGGCTGCCGAACTAGCCGACGAGAAGATAAGCACCTAGAAACCACGGTAAATCATGCGTCATACAATCGATCCGTCAGTACTTGTGCAGGCGTATGGTTCGTATGACGCTGAAAACCTCGATGATTAGTGCGACCCGGGCTGCGTAGAGCGTTCGCGCAGCCCGGGTCTAGACGGGTCTTCAGTAGCAGGAGAGCATGACGGTTCCCGATGCGTCGCAAGACGAGTCGCCATCAGAGACGACCAGCGTCAGCGGGTAGTTACCCGCTGCGATGCAGGGGAAAGTCGCGTTAGCGTTGCTCGCAGTGAACCCAGGCGCAGACCAGTTATAGGTGAGTGGCGTAGGAAGATTGTCGATGTCCGTCGCTGCAGCGTGCAGCAGGATGGACGTCCCTACCGCTGCACTAAGCGGCGCAGCGTCGAAGACATCGATCGACGGGCAGAGATTGATCGTCCCATTGATGATGATGCCTCCATTATTGTTCGTGTTACGGCAGGTCAGCGCGACATTGACGACCGTCGTAGCGCCAGCCATGACCGCGAACGTCGCGACCCCCGTGCAGCCTACGTTAGGATGGCTCGATGACGTCGCAGTCAGCGTGATCGTATAGCCCCCGCTCGCAGGGATGCTGCCAACGAAACCCGAAATCGCGCTCGACATGGAGACGTTGATATCGCCTTCCGCATGGAAGCCGTTCGTCCCTACAATGTCGTAGTGAACCGTATTGATCGTATAGGGTCCTACGACTAGCTCTAGGCCAATCGAGCCTGACGCTTCGCCCTTGGGTCTAGGTTCACCAGAGTCGCCTGCAGCGCAGCCGCTGCTGATGGCCATCGTTACGATCGCAACGCAGAGAAGAAGTCTCGATAGAATATTCATGATTGCCCCCCGTTCTAGCGGGCGGATCTAAATGGTCTCGCCCGAGAATTCCCTACCATACCAAAAGGCGCGCATCGAGGGACAGCGAGCCATTACCATCCGCCCTCTTGCCCCACTATCAGCGACTGCAGTTCGCTGCACAAGCGGCGCAGGCAGGGGACGCAGTTCGCTGACTCGAAAGCGAACATATCGACCCATGCGTTACCCTCTGGCCAGTCTCGGGGGATACCCTGGACGGTCCCGCATATGGCGAAGCCATGACGCAGGATATGGATCGTCGCGCCTTCGCTCTTTTCGCTCATCTCGCAGGTCTCCCTAGATACCGTCCGTTCCCTGGCTCTTTGAATCGCCGCATGATGAGCGCTGCTGCATCCGTATCGTCCGTCTCTAGAATGTCCCAGGCGACCAGCAGCATCGTAGGCAGCAGCCCCATCGCGATCGGTAGTTCGTTCGACGCTGGGTCTGCAGCCTCTGCCATGATGTCGCGCAGCGCAGTCCATGTTAGCTCGACTGCTTCGGTAAGCAGGGGTCGCCCCTCTTTCTCCGCTCGCTTCGCGCAGCAGTCGGGGGTCTCGTCTACGACGTGATGCCCCCTGCATGCCATGGGTCGCGCATCGTAGATCATGCATTCATGGTCCTGCAGCAGAGGGCATTTCAGGCGCGCCTTAGCCCAGGTCGGAAAGTCTGGCTCAGGGTTCGCAGGGTCGATGCCTGCGCGCTCTGCGCGCGCTAGCCATTCCATCATGCGCGCGCGAATCTTGCGCCTGCTCTCCGCGGAGAGAGCGCGAATCGCATCCATGACCGGGGTCATCTCGACATGCGAGACCACTGCGATGTCATAGCAGCAGGCATCGCAGCCCCGTTCGCAGGGGATGGCATGTCCCTCCGTTCGCGCGCGCTTGATGATGTCGCCTAGCGCAACGTCGAAGTCGCGGTAGCGCTGCCCTAGATCCATGTCTCGACAATCTTTGGGTCATCGCTCGGATCGCGAGCCAGGCAGCAGAGACCATAGGGGACGTAGGCGCGCGCTTCGTCGAGAGTGTTGGCGAGCAGCGCTCTGCCCTCTGGACGCTGCTGCCCGTCGCTCCCAACAAACCATCGACGAAGAACGAAATAGATCGGGTAGTCCTTAGGGCGATCGTAGATGACCCAAATCTCCATCCCTAATCCTCCGCCTTCGCAGCCCTATGCATGCAAATCACGGCCGCAAATTCGAAAGCCATGCGCGTTAGGTTAGGCTCGGTCCGTATGCCATGGCGCCACAGGTCGCGCCGCTGCGCTTCGACGGTCGCCCGCTCATCAAGCGATAGGCTGCTATCGGCGTCCCAGGCTAGCGCCGTATACCCGGACATGAGATCTGCGCGCCGCATTAATCCTCCGCCTTCGCAGCGATGAACCCTACGAGCTTCGCCCAGAGTGGACGCATCGCGTCGACTACGGCGGGTAGATCGATTTCGTCGACAGGATGCAGCGCAAGGGGCATCAGCGCTGCGCAATGTTCTTCGCTGAAGAAGTGCGCAGAATTCAGAAAGCCTGCAAATTCGCTGATGCAAGATCCGAAGAGCGGGCAATTCTCAGCATCGGGAAACCCAGCCCTGCATTTGCGATGCACTATCAGGCGCGCGCCGTAGACGGGAAGCTCTCGGAAGGTTGCGTAGTCGAAGACCCCCGGGGTCTTCGCTACGACGCGCAGCTTTCTTCGCAGCGGGCCTTCGAGCTTTCCGTTTTTGATCCATGAAAAGCACTGCAGCGCTGCAGCAGCGTCGCCTATGCGCAGCTCAAATAGCCATTCGTCGCAGTGCTGCCCGTGATTTGATCCGCCCTCATTTGGCAACAGCTGGGGGACATGTTCGCAGATCGTTCGACAGTCGTAGCCCCGAGTAACAGCGACCTTGACCAGCCCGAGCGGAGTCGTCTGCCAATCGAGCGCGCGCATGCTCCCCGGGTTTGTCATCGCTTCGCCTTGCATTTTGCATGGTCCGCTGCGAAGGCGCGCATTCTCGCCAGTGCCATGCGCGGCGGAGTGATCGAAAAATCGATTCCCTTACCGCATCGCTCGCAGTGGTACCGCTGCCGAACGACCTGGGCCATTTTTTTAATCAGCGTCGGATTGTCCCGCATGAGACCATCTAACACAGTGGCTTCATCATCAAGGCCGCTGGCCTTGGCCACTATGTAAAGCTCGAGAAGCGCTTCCCGGACCGCGCTATTGAACTGCTCGGGCGATGATTTCGGGCTCCGAATAACGTCGCCTAGTCTTTTCCACTCCTCAGCGGTTTTCGTCATGCGTCGCGCTGCGCCCCTACGTATTTTAGACCCTTCCAAGTAACCCCTCGAAAAACGAATCGCTGCCCGTTCGAGGTAAACGAAAGCTCGATCGCTGCCCAGTCTGCAGCGGGCGCAGCGACGGCAGCAGCAGCGGGTAGCGCTGGCATGAAGCGCGCTAGGCCTACGAGCTGCAGCCACATGCGGCGCGCTAGCTCACGATCGCCAGTCATTCGGTAACCCATGCGGGTTTCTTGCTCGGGTAACGCTGCTCATCGAGCGACGGAAAATAGAAGTCTAGGCGCCTGCTGCACTCCGCGCATACTAGCTCGTAGGAGCGCTTCTCTTGCCCCTCTGGATACGTTGTCCACTTGCGCCAGAGCATGCATTTCCCTTGATGCTCGACCCCGACTTTTCCCCTGCACCATCGCTTCGTATCCTTCTTATTGCTCTGCACTGGGCGAGGGTCCGTCTGACCCTGACGCAGGATTCGACGTCTGTTCGCTGACTCTTTGCCGTAGCTCATCGCTGCCCCCTGCATTCGAGCCAGGCGATGATCTCCGCCTTCGCGCGCTCTAGATCGAAGTAGTACCTAGGCCATCCATCCGCCCAGTCCATCGCGCCAGGCAGAGCTAGGCCCCCCCAGATGCTAACGACCTTCGCAATGTAGCGACCGCGGTCGCAGTAATGCGGGCGAGGTTCGAGCCAGATCATGCATTCTCTGCCTAGGATCCAGAGATGCCCCGGGTAGCCTTCGGGCTCTTCCCAGATCATCGATTCGACCGGACGTCCCAGCTCGCTCATTGTCCACACAGTTTGACGATCGCGAGACATTCGCTGCAGGTTACCTCTGCGACGTCCCTGGTCATGATGAGTCGATCGGGGGAAGGTCCCTTCGATTCGACATAGTAGCAAGCGCGACGCATGTCCGACCCGAGATGATGGACGATCGGGAAGGGCGCAGCGCTGTCGCAGCAATCATCGAAGGGTCGCAGCAGCTGCACTTCGACGTCAGTGCGCTGCGAATGCGACGTCAGCAGCAGATTGCGCAGCCCCTCTAGGGTAGCCCCCGCAAGCTTCGGATAGGCCCCCTGCTTATGCAGCCATGTCGCGACCAGCGATAGCTGCGTCGCAAAATAGAAGGCGCTATCGCCTCGAATAAAAAGGCCCCTCCAATCGCTGCCGAACTGCATCGCGCCTGTCTCTGCGCGCGCAGAGGGCGCTGCGCGTAGCGTCGTCTCAGCAGATTGGAGATGGCCTATCGCCTGGCCTATCTCGTAGGCGAGCGCATTACGATGACGGACGCAGGCGACGATCGTTAGCGGGTCGCTGGCGCCCAGCAGGGTCAGGCGCGCTGCAGGTTCAGCACCGCAGATCTGGCAGGGGTCCCCCATGGGCGACCGCTATCGCACGAATGTAGTCAGCTGGCAACTAGGCGGAGCGCTTCGTCAGACGAGCTGCGAAGCGAGCGCTGCGCGCTGTCTTTCGATGCGCCTTCGTTGGGACGTAGGTCCCCGCTTCTAGCTCCGCCTTCATCGCTGGATCGCGCAGCTTCGCAGCGTCTTCGTCTGCGACCCGTTCCCAGACCTGACGGCCCCTCGAACGATGAACGACGAGATAGCAGGTCGATTGCTTACGCTTGCGTGCAACGATGGCCATGGCGCTCGAATGAGGGGCTAGGATCCTAGCCCCTCTATCGAATGTCAGGGGCTGCAGAGCTGACCTGATGGGCAGCCCATCGAGCAGCTATGACCGGGGACCCACATTCCGCCGTTGGATAGCCCCCCAGACAGGCGCCATATCTCCTGCAGGCAATAGACGGGCAGGGTCTCGACAGGGACGGTAGGCATACCCGCGCACATGCGAGTCGTATTGACGCAGGGACCAGGGAAAGCGGCGCGCACTTGCGCATCCCGTTCGATCGCACGCTGGCAAGCGGGGTTACTTGGGACGGCGCAGATAGGCATGACCCCCGAGTCGACGGCTGCATCGCCAGGCGCATCCGCCTGCGCATCGGGCGCAGCTGCATCGGCGCTAGCTTCGCTGCCTTCGTCCGTCGCAGTGTCCGTCGCAGCGTCTGCGAGCGCATCGCTGCCTGCATCGATGGGGGTCGCATCGTCGCTGCCCCCCCCATCGGGCGGAGCGTCCAGCCCCTGCCCAGCGTCCGGAATGGGGGCATCCTGCGCCGCTGCATCCTGGCTAGGCTCGCTCTGCGCTGCGTCCGTAGACACTGCATCTAGCGGCGCATCGACGGCTGCGTCTGCCCGAGCGTCTGGCGAGAACGGATCGGCCGGTAAGGGTTCACTTTGGGCTGCGCAAGATGCGCAAAGGAGAAGCGAGAAGATGATGATGGTTTTCATGGTTCTTTCTATCGGTTTCTTTTTTCGATTCTTGACGTGCGGGGCTGTCGGTTTGACTACGACACCCTGCAAACTTTGATGGTCGGAAGGTCGCCCCCTCCGAAGGTTTTCGACTGTCCGACTTTGAGCGCGCGCAGTTCTTCGCAGTGCTCGATGCAGAGATTTTCGCGCTGCACTTCTAGAAATTCGACCAGCGATACCTCGCCAGTGATCGGGGCATCGTCTGAGTAGGACCATTTGACGCTGACGAGAATGCGCGTGCGTTCGTCTTCTGACCCGTAGGCAGAGTCGATTTCCCAGCTGCAGCCTTCGCAGCAGATAGGCTCCCCTTCCCAGTGGACGTCAGGCGTAAAGGTCTCGCCTGAGTCGTCATCCGTTGCGCAGCTTGCGCAGAGGACCGTCCCAGCGGCGGAGATGTAGAGAAGGGGGTAGCAACCGATCGAAGTGAAGGCGGGCAACATACGGCTATGAATCCTTTCGTGCGAGCATTGGCGCTCGGATGGGGGCTTAGTCGGCTAAGCCCCCTACCCAGCGTCAGCGCTCGGGGAAGCGCGACTCGACTTCGCCCGAGAGAGCTTCAGCGTGCGACGCTGCGAAGTCCTGCTGCGCGGCGGAGTAGTTCGCGAAGTACTCTGCATCCGTATCGCCAGGGCGCAGGGTTAGGAACGTCATGACGGATCGCACTGCGGTATCGGAGTCGATCGCGCAGTGAACCCAGACGAACGCGCCATCCTGCGACGTCGCGCTAAAGATCGACTGACCTTCGCTGCGCAGCTCGTAGCCAAGGGCGAAGCGCCCTGCGCTGTCAGTCTCCTGACCATCGTAGATATGCAGCGTAAAGGTCGGGCCCTGGCCTTTTGCGTAGGGGCTGAATCGAACGGTGCGAACTTTTTCGAATGTCATCTAGGTTCCTTTTCTCGGGCTCATCTGCCCGAGAATTAAACCTAGCAGCGGGCTAGCGCAGTGTTGACGAATGCGGCAATAGGCAGCAGCTGCGCTAGCTTGCGAACCATCAAGAATCAGGATCGTGTAGGCAAGCGTAGGGAAATGCCCCGCTCCTTATAGGGGCCCATTTGCTTGCGCCGCTGCAGGCGTAAGCTGGCCATGCTCGCCTAAGAAAAGGAGTGACGACCATGAAAGAGAATACGCAGCACGGGAAGCCAGAGGATCCTGGGCAGCCTGGTCCGCCCCCTGGCCATGGTGGAGATAACCCCGGTCATGGTCCGCCGCATACTCCCCCGGGGCAGGGCGGAGATAACCCCGGTCATGGTCCGCCTAGCGAGCGACCCCCGAAGCCTGAACCGAAATAGACGCAGCTCTGCGCGCGCCCTCTGCAGCGATGGATCGGGCTAGCTCCGTATCGATCTGCATCGCTTCGCAGGCGTCCAAAAACTCGCGCCATTCCTCCGCGGTAAGCTGGCCCTGCTCGCTGAACTTTGCGAGCAGGGCGCGCGCTCTGCGACAGCGGCGCAGTAGTCGCCTCGTTCGCACTAGCCCGCGGATGCAGTAGGCGATGACGAGCAGCGTCGCTGCGTACCAGAGCAGCAGCCCGAGCGATTGCGGCGGATGCAGCGCGATCAATTCGTTCGCGCCTTCTTCAGCGCGCGCATGCGCTCGATTCGATCTAGGAAGTAGGACGCTGCCAGCGCTGCATCGCTGCGCCTGGTCATGCCTTCGGGTAGATCGTTGCACGTCCCATGACCGCGCAGGCATTCGCCCCGCTGATGGCGCACCGATCCATAGGCCAGGCGGATGAAGCAGCTAGCATGGATCGGAGACTCGCCAGGCTCCCCGCTGTCGAGATCGAAGCTAGGGGCGAAGGCGCCATACTCTCCGCCTACGAAGGTCTCTCCGCAGTAGGCGCATTCCTGCCCGATCGGGGGTCCGACATGGGGACCAGTGCAGGGCGGACCCCAATATTCAGCACCAAACCAGCGCATGGGGGGATGCATCATCATGACCCCTCAAAAAGTACTTCATCGTAGCGCTCGACCTGATGCCCATGCGCAACAACTAGCATCCCTTCTTCTGTCTCAAGATAGGCAGCGATGCAGGCGCCATGCAGACCCCCGTCCCATTCTTCGCAGAAATGGTCTGCCCCTCGCGCGCCGCAATGCAGGCAAGCGAGATCATTTCGCGAGATGATCTCCGTTGCGTCGATAATGAGACCCTCTGCCCCTATCGGCCAAATCCCTCCGCATGGCATAGCTACCCCCTTAGTGCATTTCGCCCCGTTCGTTCTCTGTCTCTAACCATTGGATAACGAGTCGTCTGGCTGCTGCGTCCCGTATGTTCGATGCCATCGCTAGATGGCCATCTCGATCGGCAGCCATGATGATGCAGGCTAAGCGAGGTTCCCCTATGTCTGCAGCTAGCATCGTCGCACGCGTTATCAGCTCGACCTTCGCCTCGAACTTCGGGCTGCGCTTTTTCGCTAGCTTCTTCTTCTTCGTCATTGATCGCGCTGCCGGGTATTAACCTCGAATGCCCCCCCGAAACCCATAGGCCCGCGCTGCCCTAGCCGAATGTAGAGCAGCAGCCATTCTGACGTGCGAAAAAGAGCATGCCCCTTAGCGCGATCGGTCGACTCGCCATCGAGTCTAGAGACGTCTACGCACGTCCATTCTCCGCGCTGCTGGTAGCGGATTCGAAAGATCATCTGCGCCCCCTTCGGTCGCAGCAGTCATCGACTGCTGCTGCCTCTCTTTCGTTCTGCGCGAAGGCCATGGACGCATCGGGTCGCCTGTCGCCTTCGCATGAAGCCTGCTTAGCTTGCGCTGCGTTCGCCGCTTGAAGTCCCCCATGGGCTAGTACCTCGATGCGCCCTTGATGCCCAGCTTGAAAACCTCGCCCTCTTTTAGGCGATAGGTCTCATCTGCGACCAGATGGTCATGCATGAAAGAACAGTAGGCGATAGCGTCCGAATGCTCCGTTACCTTCTCCTGCTGTTCGTCGATCGGATTGCGACCGCTGCCCCTTGCTTCCCTCGCATCGCCCCCCATCGCTTCGCGCAGTAGTTCGAGCTGGCGACGATGGATTGCTAGGCGCTCCGTATGATGCTCGATGCGCCTTCGGAAAGCCTCTTTTACCTCTGCCGCTGGTACGTCTACATGCAGCCCTTCGATCATGCTGCCCCCCCTTCTGCGCCTAGCTTCTTTACCCTGCCCCCCGCGATCCTGAACGTCGCTTCGTCCGTATCGACGATCGATAGGACGAAGGCGCAGTGCGCGATCGTATCGGCCCCCTCTTCGATTTGCTCGATGCAATACGCGATGCCCATCGCGTTCTCTTGCATCGCACTGGGCTGCGACATCAGCAGCTTTAGCAGCCTGCGATGGACTGCGATTTGTACCGTCTGACGCTCGATGCGATTGCGCAGCGTGCTGCGAACTTCGATCCCTCGGAAGTCTTCTGCCAGCCCCTCAGTCATTTTACCCCTGCCCCTTTCTGCCCCCTCGCGCCCCCTCGCGTTACCATGCGCCGTAGTCAGCTGGCAACAATTTATTGCGCGACTCGCCAGAACGCAGGGCGGACAGTCCGCCGCTTGACAGCGCTCCGCCCTAAGGCGTAGTCAGCTGGACTCCGATGGAGCCTGAGAACTTTCGAAAGCCGGTTCTTTTCGTGCGTCATGAATTTTTGCGCCGCTGCAGCGATAGCCCATTCAAGGTTCACTGCGTCGTATGCGGCGGAGTGCTGCTAGTGGCGCGCGCGATGCCTAGTACTTTGCTGCGCCGCTGCGATTGTTGCTCGCGATGCGGGCAGCGTTACTTCTACCTTGACCAAACGATCGGCGGAGAACCGTTAGAGGGGGATTGATGACCATCGAGAAGGGGTCAGAGCTAGCGCCCGAAGGGCAGATCTACGTCTGCGCCGCATGTGGCAAGCGCGCGCGCAGTCGCTTCGGATTTGATGCGATGGGACGGTCGACCTGGATCGATCATGGCTGGGATACATCCTGCATGACGCACGCTGTCCTCTGCTACGCAGAGAAGAAGGGCGGAACCTGGATCGCAGTGGAAGAATCATCATGAAGCTCTGCCCGCATTGCAGTCAGGTCTACGACCGTCCCGAAGACGACGCGACAGACGCTGCGCATCCTGCATGGTGGCGCGGTCATGATCATGGATCGCTGAAGGTCGCAGAGCTTCTCTTTCGCGTTTGCCTCGAAGGCGCGACGGTCGGAGCGCACTACGCTGCGCCTGTCGCGCAGGTCGTTCTAGCGATCGAAGCGCTGCGATCGCTGACGCGCGCGCATGACACTGCCCTGCGCGAATGGCAGGATGAAGCAGCGAAGCAGCTCGGGCGAGTGATCGAACTAGAGAAGCTAATCGACGAAGTCGATGGCGCCCTAGAGCTAACAGTCGACCAGCTAGCGCGCATGCAGCCCGCATGGAAAGTATCTGCAGCGCGCGCCTTCGGGCGATGGGTCGCGCGCATGGCTGCAGAGCAGCAGAGATGACGTCGCGCGCGCCGAAAAAAGACCGGGAATTTTCGTTCGCAAAATGATGTTGGCATGCTCCGTGCCGAGTAGAATATAACATTGCCCCCCGAGAAAAACCGCCTAAAGGCTGCGCGTCGACAGCCGTACATAAAGGGCATGACCAGCCAAGCCAAGCGATTCGAAACCCGCGGCGTTCTCGCTGGCGCGTATGCCGAAAAAAACCCGAAGTCGTTCCTAACGCACGCTGTCCAGGTTGACGCTAGCGGGTCCGACGTCGCGGTGCTCTGCAGCCGGGTCGACCTAGATAATCTGGTCGACTCCTACGGGATGAGCGCGACGGAAAGCGCAGCCGTCCCGACCTGTAAAATGTGCGCTGCGCGCCTGGCGAAAATCGCGCAGTAAAAAGTGGGAGGCGCAGCGCGCGCGCCATTCCGCGCGGCATGGTCTATGCCAACATCAATCGCGCGACGAAAAAAATCCTACGATTTCGGAACGCCGTAGGCGCCGATCAATTCGTCGAAGATCGCTGCGCGCGCCTTGACCCGATGGTCATCGATTGGCGCTCCTACGAAGCGAGCGAAGACCCGTTCCATCTGCCCCCCTACGCGCAGGCGCAGTAGGCCGATCGTGCGCGCAGCGAGCTGCGTCGACAGCCGGTTATTGCGGCAGACTTCGAACCGGCTATGCCCGTCCAGCCAATGCGCATGCAGCTGGTAGAGCCCGAAGGCTTTACCTGCGTCGCATTCCCAGCGCTCGCACTGGCAGCGCTCGATCTTCGCTCTGAAGTGCGATTCGATCGCAGCCGTAGCGACGAGAGCTAGCCCGGTTTCGATGTCGTCTGCAGCGTAGGCGATGTCGTCTGCGTAGCGCGCGTACCGATCGCGAGCAGCATCGTCCGGGGCAGGGGGCGCGACGCTGACGATGGCTGCGAGAACGACTGCGACGGGTATCATTGCTCGCCCCCTGCGTCCCGTAAAAGCTTCGGGTCGACTACGATCGTTGTCGCTTCGCGCGGTGCAATGACGACGGTCGGAGGGCAGAATTCAGCGCCCAATTTGAAGCAGCCGATCGCTACGACTGCGACTACTGCAGCGACCATGACCAGCATATGGATCTGCATTTGCGCCCCCCTCTCATGGCTCTGGGGGGGGCGGAGGATTGATCAGATAATAGACCGCGTCCGACATAGCGGTCTGAGCTTGCCCTGCCGCTGACTGCGCTGCCTGCGCCGTATCCTGCTTTCCCTTCGACACTTGCCCCGAGTCGACGACAGCCTGCAGGAGCGCCGTTAGCTTCGCAGCGTCCGTCTCTCCGTCATTGATAACTGCGTCCCATGCTTGGCTTGCTTCGTTCGCGCGCGCGCTCGCTGTCTTAGCGCTCTCTGATGCATCGTTACTGAGAGCTTTGCTCTGCTGGTACGCTGCAGCCTTCGCCAAAACGTCATCGATTTCAGGTTGCGTAAGAGGCATTTCGATACCCCCCCCTTTCGAACATTGCTCGTTAAACCCCTAGGCTAAATCCCATGCCATGCTTTCAAGTAGCGTCGGATCCGGGTCACTGCGGTTTGGGTTAGCATATTGCCTAAGAAAATAACCTCAGCGACCCTCGCGTTGCACCATTGTACTCCACTCTGATCGGCGCCAAATCCGGCTACGCCAGTCCGCGCGAGATACCCCGTCCCGTTGGTTCGGTTCGCGACGTTCCCGTTGATCGCGAGATCGACATCATTAAAGTTTCGTACGACGATATCTATAACGGCCATCGTAGCTGGCACTGGCAAGGAATGGGCTACCTGTACGTTATAAAACGTCGACCAGAAATCTGCACCCGTTAGCCACAGAATTGCGGAGTGCTCGCGTGTATGGAGAAGCGTAGAGCCCCCGGCTGGATTACTAATCTTATTGCCAACGGCAAAAAACGATACTGGCCCAGGGACAGAAAGAAGCGTCGAGAAAAGATATTGATCGTCGACGCCATCAAACAGCATATCCGGCCGTCCTTTGGGGCCGGCCCCTGTTGATTGATACGTTGCCCGCTTCGTCGTAGTCGCCTGCGTCGCTGTATGATTGTTCGACCCGCTCAAATCGTTGCATGAAGCGACGGCGCCTGTTACTACGACGGCGGACCTATCGAGCCGAAACCAAAACCCGGACGGACCGAAGGCGAAGCGCTTCGGATTACCTCTCTCGAGATCCGTAATCCCGCAGCCCCTTCGTCTTCCCGATCGCAGCGGCATGGTCGATTACTCCGCTATGTAGACGGTCAACGTCCCTGCGACGGGTCCGCCCAGAATATTGATCCAGGTCGTTCCGAACGGCGCGCGCTCGGGCGACTCCGACCCGTCGAACATGGGAGCGCCCTGCAGCTGCGGATTCGATGCAGCGGTAGCAGCAGCAGAGATGGTAACGGTTCCCGTCCCCCAGTTGTAAAGACACTGCGCGCCAGCCTTTACGACCAGCATCTTACCCGTATCGATCGCTGTCTTCAGCCCGGTATAGGAAGCGGTAGTTAGGTCGACGTTTGCTGCCGCGTTCGCGCCAAATGCAAAGCCGAAAATCTTCGACGCGCTAGCCGTTGCTGAGCCTGGCCCTGGTCCCATTGTTACCCCCTGTTGATCTGAGAACGAACGCGCGAGCCAAGTCGTGCTGATGGCCGTTACGACTACGCAGGCATTTGCGTACGGTACGACGTAGTCTGCTGCTGCGCCATTGATCTGATTTGCGCCTGCGCGCTTGATCGTTACTGGGAAAGCGCCGACGATCATAAAGACGAACGTCCGACCCGTAAAGAGTGCAGGTAGCGTGATGTTACGCGCCGCTGCTGCAGCGTTGACATGGATGACGGTCTCTTTCGTCCCGACGTCGAGCGTCGCATCTGCTGCGAGGCTGCGCGTATCGTAGATCGTACCGCCGTGCAGCTTGCTTACCGCTGCCGTATTGCCCAGCTCTAGAGTATCCTTATGCGCTAGCAGCGCATTGATTCCGCCGTGCGTAACGAGCAGCGCTTCCCCGAAACCGACAGCGATCTTTGCACCGAAGCTCGACCCTGGTCCTGCAAATGATAGCTCGCTCGCAGTAACCTGGACTGCTGTTAAGGCTGCATCGCCTGAGATTTTTTCGATACGGTTCGCGCCAGCGGCCCCCCTTGCGTCTCCATTTAGAGTCGCGAGCACAGTCGCATCGGAGAACGATCGCGCGTACCAGCCCCCAGCGATGCCGGTAACGATCGTGCAAGCCCCCGCGTAGGGAACGACATAATTCGCGCCCACTACTCCGTTCATGGAGTCGAGCGCGAACGGTTCGATAACATCGCCCTCAGCGAGCGATTCGATGATGCCGCTGCCAGGCTTGATCGTAACGGTAAAGGCGCCCGTCGTAACGAAGACGAACGTTCGGCCAACGGTCATCGCTGGCAGGGTAATGTTCCGACTGCCTGCAGTAGCGTCGACGTAGACCAGCGTATCCTTCGTCGTAACGTCGAGCGTCGTATCGAGCGTCGAAATGGCGCGCGTCGTAAATCGCACGCCGCCTTCGAGCAGATTGACTCCGCCGGTATTGCCTAGCGTAGGGGTCGCCCAGTGGGCGAGCAGCGCGCGTTTATTCGTATGCAGGATCTCTAGGCAGTCATTTTCGATCGCATTTCTTTGGAGGATCGCCGTTACGACGGACGGGCTAGCCCCGTTCCAAAAGCGGAACTTTTCCGCTAGCACGCTGACCAGTCCGCCTCCTTTTCCTCCGCTGATTAGCTCGACATTGTTGGCCAGTGTCGACCCGCGAACGTCGCCAAATAGCGCGATACCCTCCGCGCTAATCGAGATCGAAACCTTGCCCTCCGTTGGATTATCGACGACATCGAAATCAGCGCTTAGTGCCCAGATGGGACGCGGGGGTATTGTCGTTCCATCCCATTCGATTGTCGCGCCTCCGCCCTCTGCTGCTGCGTTAACGAGACCGTCTAGCCAGTGTCCCATTTTTCCCCCGTCCTACCCGTTGCGCAACGCTACGCCGCCCTGCTCCCAATAGTCGACGACCCACCCTGACCCATCAGAAACGAATTCGACTACGACCGTTCGCCCCGTCGTGTTGAATAGGTGCCACTGCTTCGCGCCGTAGCCTAGAATATAGTAGTTCGGGCCGATCAATACCTTCTGCGCATTGAAGCGAATGCGCTGCCCGAGCGTCGCCCCTGTATGCGAGAGCGAGATGCCTCGCATCAGCGACGCATTGCCCGTCATGATATGCTCGTAAGCGCCAGTCCCATCGATGGAGAAGTCTGCATCGCCATGGTTCGCGGCCGATTGACGCAGCGTCTTTACTTCGACCACTCCTGTAAAGGAGATCAGCCCCGTTGCTATCAGGTTCGCGCCGTAGAGATTGATCGTCGCTGCGTTGAACTGGACGACATGGGTCGCGGGGTCAAAGCCGATCGATACGGTCGACCCCGAGACTAGGATCATACCAGTGTTGAGATTGACCGAACTACCGTCGATCGTAACAGCGCCCGTCGCATTGATGTCGATGAACGAGCTGACGTTGAAACCCATATTGCCTACGCTACCGCCGAGGGACGCGGCATTTAGCGCAATGAATGTTACTGCCCCGAGCGTGATCGACTGCGTCGCTGACAGGCTCATTAGGCCCGCGGTCGCTTGAATCGTAATCGTCGCAGAGCTTAGCGCGACCTTCGTCGTCGCAGTGACGTTCGTAATCGTATGCGCGAAAATGTCGACCGTGTCAGTCGTAACGGAGAACGAGCCATCAGCGAAGATCGTTGCGCCATGGAAGATCGTATCCGTGAAATCGAACCCCGTACCGCCTACGCGCAGGACTTCCGTACGATCGGCAAGCTGCGCCATGGCGACCGCATACGCGTGCGCAGCGTCGATGTCGCCATCATCGGGCAGCGTAATCGACGGCCAATAGAACGGATTACCCGGGTAATCGTGCATCGCTTCAGCCCCCCCCTCGCCAATAGATACCGCGCTTATCTCGACCTGCAGTCTGCGTAACGCTGTCCCAGTAATTGCCCCATGTCCCGTCAGGCAGCGGCGGAGATCCGTCTGTCGGAGCGAACGCAGCTGCGTCGAATGAGACGATGATATAGGGGCAGAGTGCGCCTGCTGGCTTCCATTGCGCAACGATCGACCGTATGCCCTGCACTTCGGAAACCGTAGCGGTCGATCCGATCGATCCTCCCATCGGGACCCGCTCCCCTATCAGATGCCCAGGCGTCCCGAAAACAGGCTCTCTCGCCCATGGCGCAGAGGGTCCGACCGAATAGATGACGACCCAAAATCGGGCCCAATAGTCGACCTGATTATCCCAGTTCCAAGCCATCGGGTCGACCCGCTCGACCGTGAATGCGCCGTCAATCTCGCGCGTATAGACGACCCCCTGCTGCGTCCAGACGCGGATACGCGCCGTCGCTGGCAGAATGTAGCCAGCGATTTGATCGAGCATGGGTTTGCCTACGCCTGCGCCATGCCAGGCATCGAGCCAGAGCAGCAGGCGCTGACGGAATGTCGCAGACGATTCATTCGGACCGCGCATGATTCCCCGGTCGCGCGAATGAAAGAGAAGCGCATCTTCGGGGCAGGTTTCGGGGAAGCGTACGTGCACTGCCTGATGGGCTGCTTCAGCGAGCGCATCGAGCTGCACGCCAATAAACGAATAGACCATGCGCACTGCCTTCCATGTCAGAAGGCGCGGAGATGAAAGCGTCGTAGCTATGTTCCGAAAAGTAGGCATCTCAGCTTACCTGATGGACTGTTACGCTGGCGGTGCTGCCCGTCCAGATGGGGACTTGCCCCGTGCTAACGATGATGTCGCTTGTAAATATCTGCGCCTTCAGTGTCCCCGGTATCGCGTTCGCCACTTCCCCGAGCAGCATGCTTGCGTAGACCTGCCCAGACGAAGGCGGAATAACCACGCCGCCGATCGGAACCGATTGCACGTAGTCCTGCAGCGCCGTCAGTACGATGAGTTTCGCCGCTTCGGTCGTAACGCTAAGCGAAGCGGGTAGCCAGATTTCGGACCCCGCTGCAATGGAGAGATTCGTCGCGCTTATCGCTATCGCGCTGAATCCGTAAGGGGTAACGTTCGCGTCGAAGGATGCCTGCACGGCTGCCACTGCCTCTGCCGTAACTGCGCCGCTAGGCCCTGCGATGTAGACGTCGACATGTCCATCCCCTGTCGCTGGCATGACGAGAACGCGCGTAATCCCTACCGGGGTCCCGTCCGGGTAGGTCGCGCTTTTCGCATAGTATTCATACGCGCGCGAAGGTCCGCCGATGGAGAGCGCTGCGAGCGAATCGCGACAACGGTCGCGCAGCGCTTCGTCTTCTTCTGCGTCGAGCCCCGAGAGCGCTACGTCATTCGAGCAGGTAACGCCTAGGAAGGTCGAGACCATGATCGTAATCAGACCAGGGAGCGCGCCGCTGCTCGACCCTGCTTCTTCTGCAATAAGATCGAGCTTCAGCGTCTGCCCCTCGCCAGGGTTCAACGTTCCGCCAGTGGTATTGCGATAGGTCTTTCCCGTATCGTAATGCGCGACAACTAGATCGCCTGGGTCGAAAACGTAGAGACCCCCTCCGTTATTCGTGAGAGTGATTCCATTCGGCGCAGCGGCGTAGGTCGCTTCGATGCGAAAGACGTTGAAAAGGTTTCTGGCTAACCATGTGAGCCAGTCGCCTTCTGCAGTATCGAGAAATCCGCCGGCTGCGATGATGCGAATAACATCGCCCGCAGTCGTATAGAGCTGCGCGAAGAGCGCGACCAGCGTCCGGGTATAGCCCCCCTCTGACCAGTTTTGGGTTTGCAGACCTACGGCGCTGGCTACCTCGATGATCTTCCGCTTCCAATCCTCTAGCGGGACAGGCGTTAGAAGCTGCGCAAATGAGAGCATTAGATTCCCCCTGGCAGCAGCTTGATCGCGAGGTTCAGCTGCTCATCATCGACCTTCCCAACTAGCTCGAAGGGTCCCTCTGCCGTCTCGCAGCGGATCGAAATATCATATTCGACCCGGGGACCGTCGACGATGCGAACGACATCGACGGTCGCAGTTAGGATCCGATCATCGTCTGTCAGCTGCGCCTGAATGCGACCCGGTAGGCTCGCTGCGTCTGCCTCCGTATCGACTGACCCGATGATGCCTAGGAGATCTATCCCGTAGTTCGGGGCATCAGCCTCTAGAATGCCTGCTCCCCTAGGGGTCTGCAGTCGCCAGAATGTATCCTGCGCAACTAACTCGACCCCGGTAACCGTCCGGGTTTCGTCGATGTCCTCTGCAGAGGACATATCGAGACCGAAGTTAGTCGTCATGTGACTGTCCCCGTCCCTGCTACGGGTCCGCCCCCTGGGGGCGAAGTCATCAGCAGCGGCAGAACGGTCGCGTTCGCGACTATCTCTGCGATGACGGTTGTCGCAATGACGTTGCATACCGCCGTCAGCGCTGCGTTATCGATCGCCTGCGTCGTAGGGTTCGCGACGAAGGCTGCGCGCAGCGCCGTCGCGAGACGGGTAGAGCTGAGGGGCATTAGGCGATCCTCGTTTGCAGAGAGCTGGTCGTAATCGCTCCCCCGAAGGGGCCCGCTACAACCTTATCCGTCAGCCGTGCTGCGCCGAGTATCGCGCCTTCGCCTATCTCTATCAGCGTCGCATCGATCGTGATCGACAGCGGCGTAAATCCGATGCCCTCCGCTTCTTCGAATGCGACGATGATCGGGCGACCGGGGGAAGCGTCGACGAAAGAGACGAGAACGCGAGAGCCTGGCATCAGATTCGCGCGCGCGCCTGGGATGCCAGGGCGAACGGTTACCCGCTGCAGGTCTGGCATTCCGATCGAGACTCGGATCGGCTGCAGGTCGACCCGGTCGCCCAGTTGAAAAACTACGCGATACTCGTAGACCCCCCGGAATTTGCGATCGGGGTCGAGCGCATCGAAGATGCGACGATACGCATCGAGACGGCGCGACGTCTCTGCGTAGCCCTTCCCCCATATCGATGTACGGATTTTCCCCGCTGCAAACTCATGCAAAACGTCGACTGCTTCTAAGCCTTCGACTATCGCCCCTGGGGTAATCGCTGCGATCGACTCCGTCGCCAGCGTCAGCGTCCCTCGCGATCGGTCAAGGGCGATGAGCGCAGTAGGGAGCGATACCGTCCTAGACGCTCTGCGTCCGATGCGCGTCAGCCCATCTTCTCCGACGTACCAGTTTCTAGGCGCAATCGACTCTAGTTCCCTCGCTGCCGCTGCTTCGTCCCTGGTCCATGCAGGGCCTAGGCGCGACGTCGGAAGGGTCGCCTGGTCGAAGGTCTCGCCGCATGCGCCTGCAGCGTCGATAAGCGCGGTAGACGCCTTAACCCCTGCGTCGTTCGCGAACGACTTCGCTGCGATGATCTTCCCCCAGCCTGCAGCGCCTAGCGCCATGCGATACGAACTGCGCCCGGTAGGACCGATGCCCCCCGATACGATCGTAACGGACAGGGTTAGATCTGCGACGGCTAGCGAGACTTTCCCGACTAGGGGGACTTCTTCATCAAGGGTCGCCTCAGCCCATGCGACCCCCCAGGCTGGCATGGAGATCCTACCAGTGACCAGACGATGCCCTGCGAGCGTCGCTGTAATGGTCATGGCTTCCCCTGCAGTTCTGCCTTCGCTTTTTTCGCTTCTTCCGTCGCTGCCCTTAGCTGCGCCTTGACGTCTGCATTCGGGTCGTCAGTCCCTGGCGCCTTCGTCGGTTTCGTCGCTAGCCCCGTCGTCTTTTTGGGGGGGCGATACTCCAAAAACTTGACGATGATTTTCGCTCCGCCCTTACCGTCATGGGCCATCCCTCCGATCGATGCCTGCGAGACAGTCTTGATATCGTTCGCAGCGAGATCAGGATGGTAGATAGGGGTCGCCTTCGGAGCGCCCGATTTGGGCAGCATCGATTTGATAAAGGCAGCGAAGACTTCCCAGGCTGCGAAGTCGTCAATCGCTAGGACAGGATCGCGCGTCAGCCTAAACTCGCACTGAAATTGCGCGATCGTTTCTCCCTTGTAAGTCGTAGTGCCGCCCCCATGGCCGATCGGTTCTTTGACGTCCCAGCGCTGGTTACGATCATGGCCAGAGACGACAACGATACCGGGGGACCGCTTCGTCCCTAGGACGATCGCATCGTAGAGATCTTCATTATCGACCGGGTTAGGCATGGGCGACTTCGCCTCCCCCGAGCGAGAGCGCATCGCCTTCGAGCGCGCGCGTAAGCTGCTCGATGAAATCTAGCGCTAGCTCTTTCGCGCTCTCGCCATTGATGGTCATATTCTGAACGACGACGGACGCTCCCCCAGGCGATGCCTTACCGGGCGCTGCGCCCATAGGCGGAGCGACCATCGCCTGCATAGCGCTCTCTGCTTCGCCTGCGCTGTCGTCGACTCCCATCGTATAACCGGCGACAGTGTCGGATCCCATCTCTGCAAAAAGCTTCGACGGAGATCCCATCTTTAGGAACTTCATGACGCCGCCTACGCCGTTTTTGATGACCCCCAGAATCGCAGCGGCGAAGTCCTTAGCTGCTCCCCATACGCCTTCGACCAGACCTAGGACGATATTTTTCCCAACGTCGTAAAGGACATCAAGCCCCGTCAGCGCTGCGATCATCTTCCAAATCGCAAAGGTCAGATCCATGCAGAACGACCAGACCTTATAGATCGCGTAGGCCAGCGCTCCGAAGTAGGCGAGCACTAGCGCGACATTGACGACAACGGCAGCGATCGCAGCGACGAAAACCCCGATGATGATCGCAGACGCGATAAGGATCGCCTGTCCGATCATCTTGAATATCCCGTGAAAGGGGAGCGTCGCAGTGTATGCCTTGACCGCGTAAAGCTCTGCGTAGAGAAAGAGTCGCTCGATCCAGACGAGCGAATCGGCTGCGCCGTCTACCAGCGGCTGAAAAAGCGACTCGAAGAGAAACTGCATCGCTCCGCCGCTTTCCGTCGCAGAGTCGAAGAGCGCTCCTAGCTTCGCGATGCCTTCGAGCAGCTTGTCGATCTTCAGCCCCCCGAAGGTCGACTTGATATTCTCCCCGAAGCGCTTCGCCTGAAAATTGAGCGAGAGCATTTCTGCTTCGAAATCAGGGCCAAACTTCAGCTTTGCTGCCTTGATGGCTGCTTCTTCGAGCTTGCCGGCTAGCTGGTCGCCTGCGACCCCTGACTTTTTCAGGTCGCCAGCTAGGTCCATTAGCTCGCTGCGCGTCATCGGGACGGCAGACGAGACGTTATCGATGGCGTCCGCTAGGGCGCCTCCTGCTGCAGCGCTGCCAGCTAGGCCATCAATCAAAAGGCCCTGCGATCGGTTCGCGTCTGCGATCGATACCCCCCAGCTCGTAATCGATACGGCTGCTGCGACGGCTGCTGCGCCGATCGCTAGGATGGCGACCGCTACCGCGACGTAGGGGCCAGCGGATCCCATCGCTCCGCCCAGCTTCGTAAAGGCGCCTGCGAGCCCCCCGAGCTTTCCGGAGACTTCCCCGATGGGCCCCCCGACCTTGCTAAGCGCCTGGCCTATGTCGTTCAGCTTGCCAGTCCCTTTTGCTGCTTTATCGGCTGCATCCGCCTTCGCGGCTGCTTCTTTCTCCGCCGCTGATGCCTTCTTCGCTGCTTCGCCCAGATTCGCGTAGCCCTTCTCTAGGCCCTTATGCGAAGCATTGACCGCGTCCGTATGGACCTTCACTAGGTCAAGCTCTGCAGCTTCGAGCGACAGTGCGCCTGCGAGCTTTTCCGCCTGCGCCCCTGCATCTTTTTGCCGCGCGTAAAGCTGCGCGTAGGCGACGTCGAGATCTTCGAGGCGCTTCGTATTGCCGGCTGCGAGCGCGCGCGCCTGCTGCTCTTCGATGCGCGCCATCTGCTGCCCGATTTGCTCGACGGAGCGCGATGCCTTATTCGCTGCAGCTTCAGCCGCGGCGTATTTCGCTTCGCTCTGGGTCAGCGCATCGTTAGCCGATTTGACGGCTGCTGCTGACTGTTCGAGAGCGACCGCGGTCGACTTCGCCGCTGATTCAAGATTACCGGACGCAGCCCCTGCAGCGAGCATGCGATCGCCCAGCTGCTCTAGCGTCGCTACGGCCGTATCTCCGCCCGTAAACTTCGCAGCTAGCTCGATGAGATATTGCGTCCCGTCCGTCGCCATTGTCGCTCATTTCATTTCTTCTTTAGGGCGGACCGAACGAGGTTAATAAATTCTGCGATAACTATCGCTCCGACCCTGGCATCGTCGCTCTCGTCTCCCTTGCGCAATGCGATGAGACAATCTCCGAGAGCGACCGCATTGCGCTGCGCTTCGCCTAGTCTCTCGGTTAGTCTTTTCCCTCAGCCTCCCCCAGACGAATCGCTTCGACCCCTACGTTATCGTGCAGCGACGGCCATTCTTCTTTCATCCGCTCGTAGGTCGCTTCGTCTGGATACGCTACGCAGCTCGACGACATGAGATCTTTTGCCGCGCCTATCTCTGAAGTCTTCTGCCCCGACTTGCGAACCATCTGCCGAAATCGATTGAAGACGCTAGACGATGGGGTCCGAACGACTACCAGCGTCGGAAGACCAGGGACATGCGAAGGGGTCTGCAGGATCCCTACTCGCCCATCTCCGTATTGCTCTTCGAGCTTATCGACTTCGATCAAATCTTTTTCGTACTGCTCCGCTCGCAGCTTCGCAGTCTCTGCCTTACGCTTCGCCCGTCGCGCTTCGATTTCCTCTACGCTCATACGTTCCCCCGATTTTACAGCAGCGAAATTCCGTCGCCCTCTTCGACCCTCATAACGTCTAGGGTCACTTCGACCTTGTCTGCGTCTGCGCCCTCTGCCATATCGGCGGAGCGCCCGACTACTCTGCAGCCTGCGATCTTCGTCCGTAGGATCGCTGTCGAGTTAGGCGGAGTATGCTGCACTAGGACGTCGAAACCGACGTGCGTTAGTTTCTTATTTTTCGCGATAAGCCCTGCGCGAAACAGTTCCCAGCCTGCGCGATAGAACGTAATCGATGCTTCGCATTCGTACTCTCCGACCGTTCGCGCCTTCTTCTGTCCGCCGCTAGTTCCCCTAACGAGACCAGGGGTAACCTTATCGGACCATTTGATCGCAGCGATGTCGGTTGTATCGATGGACTGCCCTGCGTAGATAGGCAGGGTGATCCGAATGTCCGCCCAGCTGGGCGCCATTTCATTCAGCGTCGGATATTCGCTAGCCATTGCTCCCCCCTTACCCAGCCGTCAGAACGCGAACGCGCGTCGTAATTTTTTCGAGCGTCCCGTTTAGACGCAGGTCGAGAACGCCGTTTAACTCTGCCCCCGGTACATTCAGAACGTCTGCGCGGCTGGCTTCCCAGGTAGCAGCGGTAGCGCGCGGACCCTCTGCTCTGCGCTGCAGGAGCGAGATGGCGAGCGCGCTATTAACGCGCGCCTCGATGATCGCTAGGCTCGCTTCGGTCCCTGTCCCGTCGCTATTCAGCTCTAGGACTTGGCCGATCGCGTTCTCGGTTTCTGCCTGACAGACGTTACAAGCGAGATTCGCGACGGCCATATTATGCGTGCGACTGAGTAGCGATCCTTCGTCAGCGCGCGTAAGTGAGAGCGCAATGAAGGCGCCTGCTGGCCCATTGGCGAAGCTGCGAAAGCAGGTAAACCGCGCCATCAGCAAACCGCCGTCAAGGCGATCGTCGTGCTCTACCGTCGCCCCATCTTCATCTTCGAGCGTCCAGCCCGAGCAGGGGCCGTCTGCCTTGCGATAGGTGGGGATTTGGACGTCGTGTTGATATTCGCGAATCGACGCAGCCCAGGCGACAGGGCGACGCAGGCGCCATCCCGTGATCGGGGACATCTTGCGACCGCGACCTGCGCCGAGATCGATCCGACGCTCCGAAGAAATGCCGTCAAACTCTGCATCAATTCCGGAAATCCAGTCCGCGTCAGTCTCAGCCGATGCCCGATCCCAGACCTGAACGCGCGCAGTAGAGCAGCGATCATGCTGCGTCGCGTAGGCATTGATCTCCGTTACGACGTCGGACGCTTCGTCCGATGCCGTTAGATCGCCAATGATGAGCCAGGAGCGCGAACGCTTTCCCTGCCCTGCGAGCGCAAGGCGCGCAGCCTGCAACCCAGCTTGATCCCACATCGGGGGAGTCGTCTTTAGGCGCAGACAAACGTCGCCAGTGATGAGCGTACCAGCGCCGAAATTGACCGTTAAGTCGAGGTATGGCGCGGTATAGGAGCTGGCGAGACCTAGGCGAACGCGTCGAACTTCGCGGCCCCCGTCTACGCTGATATCGAGAACGATCGGATCGGTTCCGATGGTTCCGCCCTGCACTACGGTTACCTGCGCCTGCACTTCATCGAGCGCGCCGCTAGGGCCTACCCCCGCGGTAATCGTGCTCGTGCCGGTATTGCCAGCGACGTCGAGCGTCCCTAATGTTCCTGCCGTCGCGATGGGGAGCGGGACGAAGAGAACGGGTTTTTTCGTCTCTTCGAAATGCATCGCGCAATAGTCGACAGCGGCGGAGTAGCCATGCTTCGCTAGAAGCGCCTTCGTCGAAGTGAAGATGCGCGGGACGATATCAGGGGCCGTTTCGACGCAGCCGATCACGGTAAGGACATCGGTCCCCGTCCCCCATGCGCCAGCCTGATCATCGATGATAATTTTCGCTTCGGGCAATTCAGCCATGACAAATCCCCCCCATCAGCAGGCTGTCTCCGCATCTGCGGGCGGAGTGCCTGCAGGCGGAGGTTCATCGCTAACCTTCGTCGTACTGACGATCGGAACGTCAGGAGGCGGACCGATCTTGACGGTCGCTGCAGCTTCGCCTTCCCAGTTGGTGCGGAAGACTCCGCGGTCTACCGTAAACGTTAGTTCGTAAATCGCGCCGCTTGGAATTTCCGTAGGCGCATCTTCGTCGGGAATGAATCCGCCTGCGCCAAACGCGATCATGGTTTTTCGCGTCTTCGTAATTACCTCTAGCTCTGCGAGAACATGATCGAGAATCTTCTCTGCGCGCTCTGCATGGTCATGCCAGAGCGGACCCGTCAGGGCGCTCTGCGCATAGATGCGCAGCGTCGCGCCAGTAAGGCGTACCCATGACATGCGAGGGTTATTGTGCAGCGACCTAGGCGGACTAATGATGTCGGAGGCTGGTCCGCGGTAATCGATGACGATGCGTTCTCTCGTTCCGACGCTGTCTCTCTCGGGACCGAAGAAGACCCGAACAGGGACGTTCTTCGCCTGCAGCGCTGCGTCTAGTTCTCGGGCGATCGCGTAAAGCATTTACGATGCCCTTCTGAACGCTTCGCCTATGTAGCGATTCGCGTTCGCTCGGATGATCTCGCCATAGGCGATCGGGAATTTTCCGCGCGGCAAAACCGGGCGCAGCCCTATCTGATACTTTGCGTATTTCGGACCGAGGCGCGCGCGTAGCTTCGTCCCTACTGCGACGTATTGAATCGCGCGCTGCAGTCTGCCCGTTCGAACGAGCGTAACCGTCTGCCCCTTCACGCCTGGCAGCCAAGGATCGCCGTAGGCGTTCTGACTCAGCGCAAAGGTTTTGCGCGCTAGCTCTGTGATGATGCTCGCTGTCGACGCAGCGATTTCAATCGCGACCCTGCGCGGGATTTCCTTAAGGGCCTTCTCTAGCGTTCGTAGCTTCGCTACGTCCGCTCCTGTAAAGCGCTTCATGGAATGGACCCCCCTCCTTTCCACGGCGCGCTGAGGGCATTGCCAGAGATCGCTACGTTCGTCGGCTCGGTCGCGCGCTCATCGCGCAGCGGTATCCCTTTCGCCCAGCGCTCTAGCTGCGCCTTCGCAGCTAGCTCCATCTCTTTCATGCTGGTCGACTGCTGCCCTGCGATGAGCAGCAGCTTATGCGCCGATAGCTCTGCGACGAGAGCGGTTACCGTGATCGGGTAGGGGTCTCGCAGCGGGACGAGATGAGCGGGGAGAAACCCATCAGCGAAGCGCGAATAGAATTCGAGAACTTCATCGAGGGGGAGCGCCGTCGATACGACTACGGATGCGCCCGCAGTCGTTAGGTCGAGCGCTCCGCCTAGCCCATCTCCGATTTGAAAGGTCGAGTCAGTGACTCGGATCGCAGGGTAGGACGTACCCTGCGCGATCGGATCGGGGAGCGCTCCGCCTGCTTCTGCGCGAAAGAGTAGGGGGGTACCATCTTCGAACCCATGGCCGTCGAGCGTTAGCGTATCGGTCGCAGCATTCACCAGACTGACGAGTCGACCGGGGTTAGCGAGTAGCCCCCTGGGCAATCCGTAGCGGTAGAGATCTGCGCGCGACGCATAAACAGCAGCCAATCGTAACCCCCCCCATTTCCCATCATGCGCCGCGAACTAGTCGGATCGCATGCGGGAAGACCAGACGAAACCCGTACCAGATATGCGATGAGACTTTGATCTTGCCCGAGTCTTTGAAAAAGTCGGACGTCTCATCCCAGTAGCGAAGACCGAGATCTGCAGCCGGCTGATACTTCGCAGCGACCCAGGCAGGGACCCCCTGCGCAGCCATCAGCTTCGAGTCGATCAAATACCAGTCATTCCCGTCCGTCAGCTCGGGCGAATGAACGACGTTGAACTTTCCCATGTAGGGGTTCGACGTTGGCGCAGTAGCGGTACCGCTTCCCAGGATCATCGCCTGCGACAGGAGAACGCGCAGGGGTTCATATTTGGGAGTCGACACGAGGATCGTATCGGGGTCTGCCCCGAGCTTTTCCCCGTTTTCGTCGAGCACCGAATTCTGCATCGCTGTGACTTCTGCAGTCAGCTTCGCGATGTCGACGACATCAGTAGGCGTCCCCTGATAGTTCCCCCAAGTAGTCGCGGGGTCGCCCGTCGGATTCGCCTTATGCGATGCGCTGAAAAAGGCGACGTTATCCCAGGGCGAGGTTTCGACTGTGCCGGTTTCCAGCATGGTCGCGATGGCGCGGTTAACATGCCGCTTCTCTGCGATGAGAAAGCGCGATGCAGTCTCCGACCATTTGCGATACGCATACGTATTCGTCTTCAGCTCGAGCAGCTTCGCCTCGTAGCCTGCGTCGTATTCGATGACCTTCAGATCGAACGCTTCTTCCATCATCGTCTTGAAGCGTCCCGAGACTTCGCGAGTCTCGAGATACTTCGTCGACATCAGCCCGATCGGAAACGTCACACGAGGCGCGCCTAGCGGGACGCTATCGCCGAACTGCTCCGCCCAGCTCGGGGGCTGGACGGCGGAGATGCCTGCTAGATAGCGTTCGTCGAAAATGCGGATCGCCTGCTCCGATGTAGCGGGCAGCAGCTCATTTGTATAAAGAGACCCCATGATAAAATCCCCCCCTTAACCGCTGCCCCTAATCAGATCGTGCGAACGCCAGCCGGGTCGATGAAGACGCGGACCTTCCCGTCAGGCTCGAACCCCATGAAGAAACCGACTGCTTTCCGCGCGCCGGTCGATGACGTTTTCGCGACCGTATGATCGTCGGTTCCGTAGACGGGAATACCGATCAAATCTGCATCGCTGAAGGCGTCCGTGGTCAGCCCGTTCGCGAAGGCGTAGCAGCGCTTCGTCTCGACTCTGACCCGCTTGTCTCCGTCAGCGCCTAGCGAATTGTCCTGCGAATGCTGCGCGACTCCGACAGCGACATCGCTACCAGCCGTCGAGTAGGGAACGACCATCCCTGTCGCAGTCAGCTGCGCGACGATCGTCCCTTCCCAAATCGCAGACCCTCCGTCGACGGGAAGATCGAAGATATAGCCTTCATGGCCAATCGCGTAAGTAGTGAGCGGAGCGTTTACGTTCGCCATGGGTCCCCCGGTTACGCTGCGCCCTTCGCGCGCATGCGGATCAATTTGTTCGCTGCGTAGTCTTCGATCTTCGCGCTCGCATCTTTGCAGGCGCGAACCTCGCTCGATGAGAGCTGCACTTGATGACCGTCGACGCTGACGACAGCGCCCCCCTTGTCCTCTACGAGCGGGGCAGGTTTCGGCGCTTCGGTAGGTCCGCCCTTCGCAGCTGCGAGCTTCGCAACGCGCGCGCGCAGCGCATCGATATTCATCGATGCCCATGGTTCAGCTGGCTTCGTCGGGTCGAGCGGGTCTGCCCATGCGGTCGCAGGGATTTCGGCATTCAGCTTGACTAGTTCGCCTACGAGCCGACGACGCTCCGACCCTTCGAGCAGCGCCCGATCCTGCGCAAGCTTCGCGCGCTCGCCTTCGAGCTGCAGATGCGAAGCGCGCCATGCCTCTACCTCGCGAACGATTTCCCCTACGTCGCGCTTTCCCGAAAGCTTCGTCAGCGCGCGAACGGCAGAGCCGACCTTCGAGGCTGCGACGACGGGCGGAGCTGCAGCGACAGCGGCTGACTCCATTGCAGGAGGCGCATCGCCTGCGCCCTTATCTTCGGGCGGAGTACCGTTCGCAGCATCCTGCACTTTCTTGACCATCGCTGCGATCGTTGCGATGACGTCTTCGACGTTGGCATCAGGGCCTAGCCCTAGAGCTTCTGCGATCGTCGTAAATTGTTCCGGGGTCATAGCCTGATCTCCTGTCCCTTCGATGGCGTTCGCAGCGACAAGCGGCGCTAGCCGATCGGTCGCTGGTAGTGCAGTGATCGCGATATTGAGAAGGCTCGTTACTCGCTTCGTCTCGCTGTCGAATTCGAACGCAGGCGAAATGTAGCGTTGCCTTTTTTCGCGCAGGCGCGCCTCTCCGTCAGGCGTCCACTTGACCTGCACAGCCCATAGCTCTCCATTGCGGATCGCGAGCCTTCCCCAGCCCCTTGCATCGGGGTCAAAGTTACGACTCTCGACCGTGCTCTCTAGCGAGAGATGCTCTAGGTCGATCATCAGATCGGCGCCATGGCGCTCGAAGGCAGCCATAACGGCGCGCGCTGCGACGTCGTCAAAAAGGAAAGCCCCTTTTGACGACTCGTTTTCGCCAGCCCGAAAGATGCGAAATTCGCTAGGGGGGCTGTCTCCGTCGAAGGCGATAGCGAGCGTCATCACATGATGCGAGCGCTCTGCCCTCCGCTGCTTAGCCCCCCTTGCCATTAGGACGAAACTGGCGCATTCAATGGATCATAAGCAATAGGTTTATTCTAGACAGTGGTCAGCTGATTACGCGCAACCGTAGGGGGGACCGATGGGCGCACCGTCAAAAAGAGCTAAGAAGATCCGATCGGCTAGAGAATTTGACCTAGTCGCATTGTCGTCAGAAATCCGACCGCCTAAGGCGTCCACTGGTCTCTACAGTTGGGATCTCGATGCGATTCGCGCAGCGCGCGATGCGCAGATGATGGGAAGGTTCTTTCTGCCTGCGCGACTCGCAGAGGCGACGAGAACGGACTATGCGATCTTCGCATCGTTCCTAAATCGTCTCGCCCCTCAGCGCGGGCTACCCGTTACGCTTGTCCCTCCGATCGACAGCGCGCGCGCGCTGCGCGTGCTCGCTGAAGCTACCGCGCTATTCGGGCAGCGCGGCGTAGGGATTCACCCGGATACGCTCGCAGATATCGACGGGACGATGGCTAACCATGGGGTCGCCTTCGGTATCAACGTCATGACGACGCGGGACGATGGGTCTCGCATCGATGTCGAGCACAAAAGCTGGCCTATCGAATTCGTTCGCTGGGATCCGATCGAGCGCGCCTTTAAGACCCAGGTCGAAGGCTGCCCCGAAGAATGCATCATCCATGGCGACGGACGATGGACGATCTACCAGCAGCACGAATGGGAGCCATGGAAGCACGGCGCGATTTTGGCGATCGCGATCCTATGGGCCGATCATGCCTTCGGGGTTCGCGACCGAGCGAAGGCGTCTACGTCGCACGGTAATGCGAAGGTCGTAGGAACGATGCCCGAAGGGGTCGCGCTGCAGACGGAGCTGGGCGCGCTGACGGCAGAGGCAGCGGGATTCATGGAACTGCTTCGCAGCGTTGCGAGCGTAGAGGCGCCCGTAGGGGTCAAGCCATTCGGATCGACGCTCGACTACATTACGAACAATTCGACGGCATGGCAGATCTTTAAGGAGATCATCGACAGCGGCGATCGCGCAGCCGATCGCGTTTACCTGGGTCATGACGTCAGCGCGACTGCAGCAGGGGGCGACGCGGTCGGTTACCTCTTTGGCGTTCGTAACGATATCGTCGAAGGGTCGCTGCGCGCCATCGAGCGGGGGATCCGTACCGGGGTCATCGAGCCATGGTGCGCCCTCAATTTCGGAGACTCGACCCTAGTCCCCGATCGCCTTTACCTGATGCCCGATGCAGACGAAGATGCGCGCCGCAAATCGCTCGCAGAGCGAACGAAGGCGTTCTATGACGCCATCGAGGCAGCGAAGAAAAACAGTTTCGAAATCACTCCGCTCTACCTCGAAGCGATCGCGAATGACTTCGGGGTCAAGGTTCCGACGCTGCCCGCTGAGACGAGTAGGGCGCCTACGATCACGCTTGCGCCTACGGACATCGCGAAGGTCGTACGGGTCAACGAAGCGCGCGCTAGCGCTGGCCTAGGTCCGCTGATGCTGATCTCTGGCGCTGCTGACCCCGATGGGAACCTAACCGTCGCTGCGTTCGCTGCGAAGCAGGATGCAGCGGCGCAGGCGCCTGCGCCGCCTATAGGCGGGTCCCCCATGCCGAACGCGGTAGCGCCCCCTGCAGTCCCGCTGCCTGCTGGGTCGACCCCTGCGCAGGCGAACGGAGCTGCGAAGCAGCCGCTGCCAGTCCAGTGAACCCTGCGCGGTAATCCGTTTTCTCTTTCTCGCCTAGCCCTGCGAGATGCCAGACGAGCCAGACGAGAGCATCGAGCCTATTCGGGCTGACTCCGCCTACGCGCGGATTCCATTCGGTCAATTCCTGCTCTAGCTCGGGCATCCGTCCGACGATATGGATCATGCCCCGATCGGAGAGCGCGCTGACTGGCTCTGCTCGGATGGTCTTTCCCCGGGTCGCGAGAACTTCGACGATGCGCAGCGCCTTCGCTGCGACTTCGCCTGACTTTCGTTCTTTGGCTGCTCGAACGTTCGCAGCGACTAAGTCTCCCCCTCGATTGCGCTCGCCTACGACCGTATCGCTCTGCCATTGCGTGCAGGCTGCTACGACGTCTGCTCCCCATTTCTCCGGTTTCGATCGGCTGCTGACGTCAGCCAAAATATAAATATGCCCCGCTGCGTCTCTGCCCCCTGCGATGATCCCTGTCTCGTCGTTTTCTGGATTCGTCGCGATGGCAGGATCGACCGCGACTGCGACAGCGTCGAGCGATGGGCAAGTCTCGACCCGAGTCGCATCGAGGATCGAAGCTTGAAATAGAGCGTCTGGGTTATCGGTCAAGATCTCCCCGTCCATCTCTTGCCGTCCCAGCCTGGTCCCTCCGTACTTTCGTCGCATGCGAGCGAGATAACCGGGGTCGAGGTTCGACGCGTTCTCCCCTTGCGCCATCAGCACCGTAACGGTTTCTTCGTCGGCTATCAGCTCTCGGAAAAGCTGCAGAGGTAGAGGGGTCCCCGATACGATGATCTCTAGCGGGACATCGCCCTTAAGGCGCGTTGCGAATTCGATGTTACTCCAAATCGTATTGAGGTAGCGCCACTTCGCAGGCTCATCGCACCATACTGAATCGAGGTTCGGCCCCCTGAATTCTGGATCCTCTGCGCTGTTGATATATGCAATCGCTCCGCCGCATCGCTCGGGACTGCCGCAACCCTGGCAGCCCGGACGATGGAAAAAGACAAGCGCCTTATGCGGTTTATATTCCGGGCGCAGCAGGGGAGGGAAGACGGTTAGGATTCCATCGCTGCCGCCTTCGCCCTTGATTTGGTAGCGCTCGATTTCGCGCAGCGTCGGACCTACGATCGCGATGCTGCGCGCTCCCTGCTCGACTCGTCTGCGAATGCGATTCGCCGCTGCGATGGTCTTTCCGCTGCCCCTTCCCCCGAGCAGAAAGAAAACGCGATGGGGGATGTCGTCGAGATCTGGATCCTGCTTCGGTCGCGCCCAGGTCTGCCAGTCGTAGCGCAGGCGAGCGAGATCCATCGTAGAGAACTGCTGCAGGATTTCGAGGCGCAGCGAACCGGGGAGACGACCGAAGCGCTCCGCTAAGCTCGGGCCTTCGAGCGTTCGAGAGAACGCGCGCGCGCCTTCGATGGCCGTCTGATAGCGCTTCTCGAAATCAGGATCATGATGCGTCGTTAGCAAGTGCCCCCCCTACTTCCCTAGCGCTGCCTCTGCGTTGCGCGCGCGTGTAGCCCATACGTCGCGCTCTGCTTCTGCGCGCATGCGTTCGCGCTGCTCTGAATCTGCGAGCGATGCAGCGACCCGGTAGGCAGCAACCCACCGATCGCGATCTTCCGTCATCTGCGTAAGTCTAACGACCAGGCGCGCAGTCTCGCGCTCTAGGTCGTCTCTCAGCATCAAGAGTCGACGCAGCTCCGCTTCTTCCATTTCCTCCCCCTTGTGTTAGTGTCTCTCTACTCGGTCTGGTCCCCTGATCCCTGCGACGCTGGCGCCTTGTAAACGCCAGCGTCGCAGGGATCGCTCTCTACGGCGGGTAGCGAAGGTCGCAGCTGGGTTTCATACGTCCAGTTTTCCTAGTTCGATTCTGGGACCCGCCCCCCTTCTGTCGATGGTAGAGAGCAGCTCCGCTATCTCTTGATGCAGCTTGCGCCTGCGCCTTCGGATCCGCTGATGCCTTCGACGTCTAGGGTTCATCGTCCCAAGGATCTCCCATTTGTCGATCGCGTACCTTGCGCTGCAGCCTTCGCTGGTGACAAGCGCGCGCCGTAGTGTCGATCGCTACGACGATGAGCCATCCGACGAAGGCGCCGATCACGAGAAAGCCTAACGCGCGCGCTACGCGATTGACGATATCAATTACTTCGAGCATGGCTCCCCCTTCTTCCCATAGGGACCCTTGCCACATGCGCCGCATGCGAAGGTCCGCTCTGCTGCTTCGACTAGGCGGAGCAGCTTCGCCCGTACCTCTGCCGCTGCTTCGAGATTCGTAGGATCTATCTCGGGGTCGATGGGTTCGCGCGGCGTTAGTTCATGGATGCGGGTCGCGATCCGCTCTTCGAGGCTCATCGCCTTAGCGACATGTTCGACGGTCGTAGTCCCCTTTTGCACTCTTTCGAAATGCAGCTGCACTAGCTCTCTCGCGATCGACTGCTGCAGACGCAAAGTCGCCACTGCATCGGGGACTTCATCAGCCGAGGGAACTAGGCTAAGCTTAGCGAGCGCGCGCTGCGCCTCCGTCGCTGCAGCAGCAGCTGCATCGGGGAGAATTCGCCTGCGAGACTTGCGCGCGCCGTTGCCTCCGTTCGGAGTCAGCCCGGCATCATCAAGCCAGTTCAGGATCGTATTGTGATTCAGCCCTAGAGCTTCGCCTATCTCGCGAGAGCTAGCCCCGTCGCGATGCATCAGCATCATTTGCTCTAGGCGCGCAGGGTTCTTCAGCGAAGGTTTAGGCATGCAATAGCTCGCTTGGGTTAGGGGGCCATGTAAGCGTTCGTCGCATCCCCTATTTGAGTGGTATTCGATGTAGGTAAATGGAGTCGTTCGTTACGTTCGTACTGTATGGAATCCCGTAAGTGCCCGATGTTTCTCGCCGGGG